AGCAACTCATCTTTTGTATAGGCTTTAGTGCGTGGTTCGCCATCTTCTAACCATTGACCAGCTTTCCATTCTTCAAATGTTTTGTATATCATTTCTCTTGTGCCTTTCTTAATTTAAAGTCCTGTTTTCCAAGTCGTCTAACACACGTTGACCAATCTCAGCCGCCGTTTCAGTAAGTAGTATTGGAACTTCCATCTCATCAATGTTTAGTCCGCATACCTTTACTGTGTTTGTTTCGCTATTGGCTACTACGATTACAATAGATATGTTTGGGTCATCTGCCGAAGTATTTAAAATATCTCGCATTGTTTCTAAAGCGTCTGTTGTATTTATCATCTGTATTCTTTCAGGTCGTTTACGTCGTTTATTGCATCTAACAAATGCGTTACTGTATCAAGGTTGTTTTCATCTACTACTACTGCTACACCTTCAGCATCTTCTATCTTCCTAAGTTCAGCTTCTTGTAATGCCGTTGCCGTATTACCGCCAGCCTTACATTCTATCGCAATGAACTTGCCTTTATGACACACAATGATATCGGGTATACCCGAACGTCCATAGCCACCCATGACAGGATAAAAATAGTATGCGCCGTAAGCTTTAAGTATCTTCGTTACCGAGTCCTTGACTTTCTTCTCCGGTGTCTTCGCCATCAGCTTCCTCCTCGTCTGCTTGCTCTACTGTTAGATCGCTTACTGGCATCTCGATTGTTGATACTCGAAACCCACAGTTCTCGCACACTTGTCTGCGCCTTGTCCATGTGGGGCTTTGTGATGCTATGCGTGTTTGCGTAGTGATTAGTTTGGTTTCGCAGTCAGGGCAGTTTCTCATTTAGCACCGCCCGTCCATATCAAAATCATCTTCTTGTAGTGCGCTTGCTTTCTGTATCAAACGACTAAACCTTTCTAGCTTCACAATATCACGCATAACTTCGTGCCTACCAAGTCCAGCCGTTAAAGCCAACTTGACTACTTCTTCTCTACTTAACTCTTCCATATTATGCCTTTGACCAAATATACAAACCATAAATAAACAGACTGAATGATAATACCGCCAGTAAAGCCCCAATAATACTATCAGAAATGTAGCGCAGCAGCACATCAAAATCCGATTCGCATTTCCAAAACGGCGTGGCATAGTCAGCATCTTTAAATGCTTCTGATGCAGAACGATATGTCTTACCTACTTCCCTTGTTAAATCAAAGTTGTAGTTGTTTCTATCCCTGTCAATAGCGTCTTGTATGTTGGTTGACGTTGGGTTATACAAGCGGTCAGCTTTCTTACGTCTGAATTTAGTGACTACCATATCTTCTCTCTCCTTATCTCTATAACTTCTTTTACAACGTGGATACCTACAACAATCCAATACGCAGTCCACCACCAGTTATTAGCATCGGACTCGTATAGAAAATATCCTACGAATATGGATAACATTTCAAACATTTACTTCTCCTTAGTGTAGTCTGTGATACGCATGGGTGGGGTTTGCCAACATAGACTGTATTGCTTTATCTATGTCGTCAAACCACGCAATATGATAGCCTTTTCCATCATATACCTTAAAACTCATTTACTTCTTTCTTCTCTGACGGCTAACTCATCTTGCAGATACCAAATTGCTTTTCGTAAGTCCTCAATGGCATCACGCTTTAAGTCGCATCTCCAAATGTATTTGACTGCGTTACCCAAGTTGTATCCCATGTGCCGAGTGATTTCTATACACTCCACACCGCTAGGGTGTGAGGTGTAGTGCTTGGGGTGATTGACTTGGTCGGGTTTGATAATTAGTTTCTCAGCTTGTTGTGCGGTTATAGCTGGTAATACTGTATCGTCCTCAAAGTATTTCCATCCATAAAAAGGGATTGGCTCTTCTATCATTTCTTCTTCTCCTTAGTTGGTTTGGTTAGTGTTGCGTGTTCTGCTCTGTGTAGCTCCATAACTGTGTCGCTTAACTTCTGTAGCTTTTCTTCCATGACCCCAATCATTTCAGCTATACCCCATATAGCCCCACTTTCGGGGTCGGTTGTAATACGCTCCGCTACAATCTCAGCCACATCTTTGATACTACTTAAGCGGTATGAGATTACATCTATGTCGTTACTAATTTCCCAATAACTCATTTCACTTCTCCTTTAGGTTTAGATTGATACTTCTTTGCACTAATGTTTTTAAGACAGTTGGCGCACTTCCATCTTGTGCGCTTCCCTGTGGCTGTTGGCACTTCTTTACCGCCTTCCATGATTTGAAACGCATGGCATGAAGAACAATACTTTCTGCCTGTAATGTTCTGCGTAGCCTTGCGTATCTCCGCATGTGTTTTAGTTAGTTCGCCCACGTTTGCCGTCCCTTGCTGATGTTACATATAACAATTCATTTACAGGCAAAGCACCTAGTTTGATTAGGTCAGCTTCAATTCTCTTGCGTCCAGCTGGACCTACAAAAATGCCCTCATCATTGTAGCTTGGTATGTATAAGACTTGTCCTAGCTTATAGCATCTATACATATCTCTTGGGTGTGGTACATCTTTACTGCTCATTACTTTCTCCTAGTTGTTTAATTAAATTCTTTGCTTTGGTTTCATGCTTGTGCTCCAATGCGTCAAGCACCTGATCAAACAGAAATTCTTTTGACACTGGTTGCCCATGCCTACGCTTGGGCTTGTGCATGGTTTCAATAGCTACGTTGTTACGGATTGTTATTGGGTTGTTTAACATATGTCCTCCTCAACGTCGTAAATTTCCCAAAGAATATCTACTGGCTTGTCTTCTACTTCTACATCTTGCATTTTTTCCCTAGCTTCTTCCCATGTATCAGCTTCCACATGGATTAGGAAATATTCTTTCTTAATAACCCAGCCTTTCCATTTCTTCATACACCCTCCTAGAAACTAAGATTGGATAGGATTGCATCAACGTCTTTCTTAACTGCGTGGCGAGTATCTAAGTCCTTACGCAGATCGCTTAACTCCATGCCGTCAATAGCGTTGTGTAACTTGATGCGTGCGTCTTCTAAGTCTGCATCTCCTGTGATGTTTAAGTCCTTGGCTAGACTGCATAACTCGTTGGCAGTATCTAACAGGCTAGCGTGGAACATACGAGGTTGTGCTTTCTGTCCCGCATAGTCAACAGTCAGACGATCAGACATACGCTTGAGGTGATCTTTGAGTCGTGTCTTGATGTCGGACATAGCGTGCTCGATGCGCTCATCAGCTAGCTTTGCTAACTTGTTTTGTAACTCTGCTTGTGCATCATTACCTACATCTACTCGGAAGTCACCCGAGGTAGGCACAGGCATATAGTTAACTCGGAACTCGAAGCGGTGCTTGATGTCGTCAGGTGTTGGATACTCGTTGCGGTTGAACATATCACCGAGAGCCATAGCCTGTGCAGTAATCAAGGTAGGATAAGTAACTACGAAATCATCTACCAACGCATTGAACTCATCCTCGTAGTCTTGCATACGCTGATTGAACTCCATGAACTTAGATGTGGTCAGCAAGCGCAAACCTGAGTCAGACCAAGGCAACGTAACGTCATACATATAAGTGCGAATACTACCTACGCATTGGTTGATTGTTTCTAACTCAGGGCGACCAGCGAGTAAGTTCTTGTTAACTCGAGCCGCACCTTTACTGCCTGCACTCTTACCGATCAATACTTCCTCGGTTGTTGTCTTGTCTAGCTTGCGTGCAGTCCATTGGCGAACATTAACTTCTACCAACATAGCACAAGTATCAATATTAAAGCGTGTCATGTAATTCTCCTTTGTTATGAATAGATACGAACAGTTTTACCCTTGTTGGACACGAATGAATCGTTGTCCACTACACCAAACAGAATCGGACAGTCGGGTAATATGTAGTCTGATTCTATGTAGCCGTCTGACAGAATGATGGTAGCCTTGGGCTTGATCTTGTGCTTGGTCATATACTCCGATACACAAGTAAGTCGTGTGCCACCACCACCATTGGGCTGTAACAAGTCAGGTATGCGGTGATAGTCTTGCGGTTTGAATATCTGCTCACCTTCGATGTCGCACTCCCACCATAGCACACGCACTTGCTCAGGCTTGACGTTCTCACAGATGCGAGCAATCTCACCGAACACAGTCCCATACAAACCCATCATGGAACCTGACGTATCACAAGCTACTACTAACTCGCCTGTTGATTCGCTGAAGTGTGATGGCATGAGGATACCCTGTGGTAGTAAGCGCTTGTTAGGCGGTGCAAAGCGAGAGTAGTCATCACCCTCACATAGCGTAGTGATGAAGTCACGCATATGGTCACGCCAGTTGGTGTCACGCTTTTGTGTAAGTCTATCTAGCGCACTACCATTCTTGCCGTTGCCACGATCTTGCAAACGCTTCTGCAATATCTTGCCTTGATGTAACGCTTCGCTAATCTCCTGTGCAGTCTTCTCGCCTATCGCCTCGGCTAGCTTGCCCATGATGTGATTGTCTAACGGCTCACCACCCTCACCATTACCCGCCTCAGGGTCGCCACCCTTCTCCTCGCACTCTTTGATTAAGTCTTGCAACACCTCAACGAATGACCAACCGAAATACTTCTTATCGAGTAGAGGTGGGATTGTGGTTGTATGCTCGACAAAGCTATGCGTTGGGTCTGTTTCCTCGATCATGCCGTTGACTACATAATCCATAGCCATGTTACATAAGCGAGGATACTTCTTGGACAACGCAATGTGAGCAGAGCAATGATGTAACGCTTTGTGCATTGACTCATGCAACACCAAGAAACGTAACTGCTTGCGGTTCAACGGCTCGATAAAGCTAGGCGCATACCACACGTTGCGACCATCAGTCCCCGCAGTCACTACGTTCTCGTCATACACTACGTCACCCACATACACCACACCTGATAGTGTGGCGAACAATGGGCTATTACTGATGTCGACGTGCGCTGATACGATACGATCGTTAAGCGCCATCTTTTCCCATGTGCTAGACATACGTTCTCCTTATTTAGTTGTGAAGTAAATCTTGTTATCTTGAAGCATGGATTGGAACGGCTTGACAGTCACGAACGTGGACACACGACTAGACTGTGCAAGGTTGTGGCAGAACATAGACTGCATCTCCTTACGCATACGCAAGACATACTCGCACACACCCTCGGCTTCCTCTCTGCTATTGGTCTGCGTGATGCACTTGAGAACTGTAATGATTTGTGCAACAGGATTCTCAGGCACAGGGCATGACTTGGGTTCTTTGACTATGCGAGAGAACTGCGGTGTCTGCTCACCGAACTTGATGAAAGCCTTGAGAGCCTCGGCACTAGCCTCACCGATAGTGCCTGACAAAGACGCTAGCAAAGTCGGCTCGTCCATACCATCCTTGCTATACACGATGTCCGATGCGCCATGCAGAGAGCGTGGAGTTACATACGAAGTCTGTGCGATAGATGGATTGAAGATGTGCTGATTGTGTGCTTCCATCTTCTGACCATGATACTTACCGCCATCGTGGTAGTCGATGAAGCTATCAAACATCTGTGGGTGCTCATCAGTAAACGCAATAACCTCAGGAGATAAGCCACGATCAATAGCCCACTCTCGCCACTCGGGTTGTGTAGGCTTACGCATCTTGACAAACACTAAGCGGTTACGCAAGTGCGCTTGAATCGAATCGCCCAAACCCTCGATAGATAAGTTGGTTGCACAGAACACTACGCTACCCTCGGGCATGTGATAGTTGCCTACCCTACGCTCATACACGATTGGTGCAAGCACGTCCTTGATATACTGCCGAGCCTTGGCAATCTCATCTAAGAACACAAGTGCGGGTCGTGCGCCATTGATACCTTTCTGATTGTCCTTGTGAACACCGAAGCGCTCGTTAGGTAACTCACGAGATACACCCTTCTCACGATCAATGTCAGGCATCCACACCGAGCCGTCAGATAACTGCGTGCAATCAATCGGGTCAACGTGAACGTGGTTGGCAAAGAACGGGTCGTTAGCTAAGTGATAGAACAGACCAGTCTTACCGATACCATTCTCACCCTCAACAATGATGGTGCGCTTGTGACCTACTGCCTTGATGAGTTGTGATACTTGCTTGAATGAAAGCATTGTCATACGATATTTCCTTTCGAGTTGTGATACTACATATAGTGAGTTGATACTGTGCGCTACTATTAGTTGTAGCTTTCTTCTTAATGATACTGATTACCATATGCGCTAACATAGGGATATACCCTGCTACTACGGATAGTAGTTAGCTATACCACTTGCGTGGGATAGAGTCTTTGAACTGCCCCCAAGGTGTCTTGACTGTGCCTGTTTTCATACCGCTAATCTCAAGCACTCGGTTTACTAACGACTTCTTGAACTCGTCTGCTGTGATCTCGTTGCATATCTCACGCATCTTGAGGTTGTTAGCATCTATCTCCTCGGGTTTCTTACCCCATGTATGGAACAAACTACCTGACCAACGATCACCCTCAGGCACATAGTTATATATCCTATGGCTAGCAAGAACGTCCATCACACCCTGACCTAGATCAAGGAAGTATTGGACAAAGTGTGGGTTATCAACCTCTAACTCGCTATCTGTGGCAGAGTGAACCCAACGGCGATAGTCCTCAATGAACACAGGCTCTTTATGTTGCGTGCCAAATGGTGCGCCGTAGTCATCCTTGAAGGTAGCATGATCTTTGTATTCGTCTAGCCTGAACATGGCTAGCGTGAGGAGTGTGTCTAGCTTGGTCTTGAAGTCCTTGCGCTTTTGCTTATCCTCGTTTGATGATCTGTATGTGTAGATGTCGAGGTGCTTGGACTTATCTACGATCAGCTTACCGAAAGAATCAAACCACAAAGTTGCGCTTGGTTCGTTGTCTTGATAACCGCCTTGCACATACGGCACACATACTTGCTTGCCCTCGGTAGTTATTTGGTGGTAGTAGTTCAAGCCGTAGTCATACATAAAGATATTGGTAAGTTGACTACTGTAATACCGCATCTCTACCTTGCGTGTGCCATCAGGTAGCGGTGGAAAGAACTTAGCCACGTTGGTGTTGTAAAGCCTGTAATAGATAGCGCCCGTTGCATCTTCTTTGTGGATACCCTTGTGCCAATTGCTTACGCCGTTAAGGTAGCGTGGGTTATCTGAATACTTCTTCCACTTCTGACTACGCTTTGGTGCTTTGCTGTTTTCGTAATGCTGTAATGCTTCTTCGTATGTTCTCATACCATCTCTCCTTCTTCGTTGAACTTCCAATCGTTTGCTTCACATGCTTCTATTAAACTTGCTTCGCTTGTTAAGTATTCATACTCCTCCCTAAGTTGTTTGTATAGTTCATCTGCATAATCCTTTGCGCTTTCAAATGCGGCTTGCTCTATGTCGTTAGGATCTGTATATGAAAAGTCGGTTGATCTGATTAGGTTGTGTAAGTCTTTGTATTGCATACCTTCAAAGATGGACGGCTTTGTTAAGTAGTGGTTTGAGTTTTCTACATCTGAACAGTCTACATCTACCCAATCCCAACCTACGCAAGTCATGGTGTTGCTATGCGAGTAGTGATTGCTTCTTGTATGGATACTGAAATGCTTATCGCAAAAGTCTTCGGCAATCAAAGCGCACCACGCATCTCTAGCTATACTGTCCTCGGTATGCGTCTTGAGCCATGTCGCTACATCTACCTGACCTTCCCAACAAGCGCCATCACCTTGTGAGTAAAAGCCTGTGAAGTTCATCTTGTCAATGACAAACCCTAGCGCATAGCCTTCCTCTTTGAATCTCTCGTAGGTATCTTCATACCAGTCATCCCATATGCCATGCTCACACCACCACGCTTTTACTTTCTCCTTTGCGTTGTCGTCTAGTTGTTCGTATGTATAAGTCGTTTCTATGGTTTCCATACTCTCTCCTTTGTTGTGTGGGAATAAATCCCACACTTTTGTTTAGTTAAACGAGATGGTTGCGGTGCTTAGCTTCTCCCGTAGTATCTCCTCGACCTTCTCTTGCACCATGTCATCTAGGCGATCATCAACAATGCTTTCAATCTCGCTAGACACATCAACATGATCTTCCAAACAGAAGTCACCGAAGTGGTTCTCGACTGCCCGTTCGACCTCGTAACTAAAGTCGTGGTCATCAACCAATTCATCTAGCTTTTCATCAACCTTGTTTGCAAACCAATCGGCTTGCTCAAGCACAGTTTCCACAGCATCGACCAGACCTTCTGACACTGGTTGGGCTTGTGGTTTGTATTGCTCTACGCTTAGCTTGACGATTGCTTGAATGGTAGAGGTTAGCGTGATGAATAAGTTCTGCATTTCTAAGCTATTACCCTGTATTTCCTCAAGTGGTTTGTGGAATTGGGTCATGTCAATCGGGGTATACTGCGCCCCTGTTGCGCCTTGTATGGTTTCTAATACTGCGGTCTTGCCTATGCCAATGTAGCCGTCCATTGCGGTAGCTACTGCCTGTGCGTTTACTTCCTGTTGTAATGCTTGCTCCATAAACTCCTCCTTCGTTGCGGGTTGAATGTTGTCGAATATCTTGCGGTTCTCTAGCGCTTGCGTTAGCGCCTCAAACGCCTCATCTTCTTCTTTAGTTACTGCTAGGTCCTGCATTGTGAATGTTGTCATGCTAGTTCTCCTCTTGTTTTGCGTAGTCCAATACATCTTCTTTAAACATCTCAATGGGGTATTTGCCGTTGATTAGTTCAGTAAGTAGATCAAGGAAATCATCTACCCCTAAGTTATCGCTACCAATCCATTGTTCTATTTGCTCTTTAGTTATTTCTTTGCTCATTGCTCTACCCTCCATCCTTCTTCTTGCTTAACGTATTTGGCGATCTCTATCGCATTTAACGGGTCTTGTGCTACTACATTTAGCACATACTTGACTCCGTCTTCGCCTTCGGCATACACCTCGTGCATCACATACTCCTCGATGCTCTCCTTATCAATGCACCTACCCATAAAGTTACTTAACTTGCTCATGCTAATACTCCTTCTTCGTTGATTACTGCGGTTAATTTGTCATCATCTACACATACATCTATGGTTCTGCTGATACTTGTATAGTCCCATAGGTCGTCATACTCCCCGTCCTCTGTGATTTCTATGTCCTCTACTTCCTCACCAATGCGGGTGAACCGATACCCCGCACCATCATCACCATATAACTCGACCGCCTCTAGATAGAGATCGGTCATGGCTTTGACAAACCCATACGACTCATACCACTTGACATCATCAGCGTAATAGAACAGCTTATTCGTCTCCAACTTTTTTGTTTCCTTAAGTGCCTCGTTGATGTCCTCGTCTTTCTTGGCTACTTGTATGGATAAAAACATATCCCTCTGCGCCTCGTCTTTGAACGCTATGACTACGGCTACTTGTGATCTATATCCCATTTGTATGCTCCGTTTTCGCATTGTTGATCTCCATTAGTTTCTTAATGGTGTCGTCCGCTAAATCTAAATACGCATCAAGCTTATCTCTGCCGTATTCGCTACGCATGTGATTAAGCGCCTTGCTTGTCATGGGGTCTGACATAGCACGCTTACAACTCTCGAATGTGCCGTATTTAATATCAGCCACTAGCGATAGTGCGTTCTCGTAAAACTCCCCTATATCCATGCTCATTCTTCCCATCCTTCCTGTATGCGGTTGCAAAACTCATAGATCACTTCGCCTATGGCATCTTCTAGATCACGCATGAAGTCACGCCCATACTTACTTCCATAACTCACTAACGCACTACTCTGTTCTTCTGATCTAGCTTGATTGCCGTAGCCCTCGCAATCGTCTGTATATATGCGTGCTGTGATGCAATGCACTATGTCTTGCACATCTGTGCTTACTTCTAACTCTCTAGCCATTTGCTTTTCAAAATCGTCCATCATTCTTCTCCTTGTGCTGACTGCTCGCCTAATAAAAACCCAAACCCAAACATAGATACTCCGAAGCCTACTACATACAGTAGACCCGCCTCATGGTATAGATACGAGGCACATAGCGTTGCGGTTGCAACAATGATTGATAAAGCTAAACTGAAATACATCATGGTGTTTCTCCTTTGGTTGTTTTACTGCTTAGTTGTGTGGGATTTATTCCCACAGTTTTGACACTGGTTGGGGCGAGTAGCTTGCCCTATTTAAATAACTCACGGCGGTTGTTACTGTTCTTTGATGCGTAAGGTATGCTGTGATAGCGTTGCGTGTAGTCTGTGCGTAGTTGCGGTTGTATATAGTCAGACCAATGCTTTTTCTTTTTGTCATGGTTCGTGGGTGTTGCCTCTCGTTGTATCTTTAGTGAGGTTAGTATTCCTTTCGTTTGTTGTAGTAGGTCAAGGTAATCAGTAAAGAAACAGAATAGTTCGGGGTTGTGTTGTTCGTGGTATTTGAGGTTAGCCCTTACTGATTTGATTTCTTTTGTTAGGGGTTCGATTAACTTTGCCCATCTTCGTAGCCTGATCTTGTTCTCTACCCTCGCCGTATTCCTTAACTTCTTTTGCGACGCTACTCTTTCTTTGATGATGGTGATGATGTGCGGTGGTAGGTTTCGTTTGAGTAAGCGGTTATGCAGTTGGTTAGGTGCTAGGTCTATGTATCTTTTCATGGTTTTGTCCTACTTGTTTAAAAAGTGTCCACCAATTATACCTATTTAGCATACATAGTGGACGCCCGCTAAGCCTTTAAGTATATGGTGTTGAGCAAAAAGCGGTCAAATGTCCAGCGATTTCGGGGAGAGAATAAAACAAGCCCAAAGGATAAAGTTCAGAATGTCCACTTATATATAGCCTATATATATAATTAAATAAAAATAAATATATATATATACATTTGGGGGTGAAGTGGACAGGACATATATAGATAAAGGGTTTGCGGTCGTCCATTATGTTGGCGGAGTGGTATAGGGTTAGGCTTTTTGTTTTTTGCACCAAACAAGTGCCTAACCCCAACAACAAACTAAACACCCGCTTTGTCCCACTCCTTTCTATGTATCTCAGCAAGCCTTACATTGGTCATAGCGACCCATTCGCCATCACCTTGATACCCCTCCCTCAACTTCTTAACGGCATTGATAGCGGTCGTTAAATGGTCGTGGTGAGGCTTGCTCTTGCTAGGTCTTTTGATCTCCATAACAAAGCCGTTGTGCATACGGACTACGAGGAAGTTAGTTGGGTTTGCTTTCATTTGATTCTCCTTAGTGAGTTGTGTGGGATTCTTTCCCACAGTTAGGGTGATACTCGTTTAATGCCACTTCTACTTCGTCCTTGCTCATGTCCAACAAGCGAGCTATCATTTTTGGTGAGTAGCCGTTGTCATACATGGCACAGATTGATTCGACTAGGTTTTTCATTGCTGACATAAATAATCCCTTCTGTCAGCTAAAATCCAAAACAAACGCCTGACCCCCATGTATTTCTTGCGTTTGGGGTTGCGTTCCCTACTTACTTTGTAGCGTGGGTGTTTCAGAGTGTGGGCTTTCCACAAGTATTTGATTTCCATTACATTCTCCTTATGGGCGTGTGTTAATCATCTTGAACTGCGTGCTTAGCCTGTCCCATACTTCACCCGCTTCCTCTAGACCATACACATCAGTCTTGAGTATGAAAGCGGTTGATGGGTTTGAATCGGGTAATACATAAAAAATTGAATACATTTCATTCTCCTTAGTGAATTAGACAGAGAGTCGCACCGCAATGAAGCCTCGCACGCACGACTCTCCCAAACTTCTTTGTCAAACTGCATTACACAAACTGCATTACACAAACTGCTTAAGCAACTTGAGTTCGATAGCCAACTCGTCAAGTCGTTCCTGAATCTCCGACTTCTTAGCTGTCTTAACGAACTTAGTAACCTTAGCCTTGATGCGATCGACTGGCGTTACCTTGCTTGCCTTACGAACTGTGGGATTCTGTCCCACACTTTTCATCAACGGGAAACCCTTGCGTAAGATATCCCTAGCGTTTTGCTCCGCTTTACTGCCATGAGAATCAAACCCTAGCAAGCCTTTGTTAGCTCCTTGCTCCATTACCTTTGGCACTACTCCATACTTCACACCGATAAGAGTCGCAACCGAATTGCGTATCTCTATTTGCTCCGCAGGCTTTGCCTTGTTAAACAATGGTGTTAGCTCCTTGAGAGCCTGCTGGTATGAGGTAGTAGCCTCAATCAATAACTCAAACTTGTTTAGGAAGTTTGATACTGCTTTGCTAATTGCTTTCATAGTAATACTCCTTCATTAAGAAATAAAAAAGCCATAACAAGTATGGCAATGAGTGTCGAACAAACTATCTCGACACAATTAGTTTAGCAAATCGAGGCTTTTTGAAATCGAAAATCAAAAAGTCAGACCCCACTATCCACCCACCAAGCCGATATTGTTGAGCCATGCCTGCCTAGCCCGAATACTATTCCTCAGGCGCAAATCAAAAAATGTCAAATTTTTGTAAAAAAATCAAAGAGTTACGTGTCAAAAGTGCATGAAATTTCAATAAAAATATAGGGGGGTATGTCAAAAAATTTACAAAACATCCCTAGACAAATGTTGCATTGCAATATAAAATAAACCCAAAGGTTCCATAACGGAACCTAACTAACCTAAAGGAAAAACCATGTTTGATTTTGAAAAGCAATACAAAGAAGCGCTAGAGAAGTTTGAGACTTTAACCAGCCAGACTAAGCAGGCGTATGAGTTTTGGTACAACTGCGTAATGGATACTTGGAAAGATTTGTATAGCGGCAAGAAGTCTAAGTAAAATAATCCCCGGGCAGTTAAGCCGACGCAGAAGGATGTTATGTGTATATTTTTTCGGCTTTCCTATACACGTATACAGTAACATGTATATAAAACGACCAAATTCTTGCCCACCAAAAAGAAAACCCCCGGGCGTTTTAAGTCCGGGGGTTAAAGTACAACCTCACACCGACGCCACAACGAAAGGAGAAGTAAAAACGCCGGTAAGTGTAGTATAAGTAAAAATTTGGCAAAGCGCCAACAACGCGTATATAATCAACCCAATCGCAACCCCAGCGCAACCATAGGGAAACAAATACGTGCTACTAGACCATCTAGTTTCAGCAAAAGCAGCCGACTACGCTCCGGAAACCCTACCGGACGACACCCTATTCACGCCTTTAGATAAGGCAAACACCGTACAAACCCTAAATGCGCAGGTAAAAACAACTAGTTGGTTAGACCAGTTTGATGACGAAGACGAAGTTGTATTAGAAAAAGCACAACAAGAACGAGTTAGCGACACTTTCTCAAGCCTTGTAGCCCAAGATCCCAACGCCAAAGACAAACTACTAACGCTAGAGATGCCAGAAGAGGTAAAAAGCGTGGTTAGCATGGTCACGGCGTATCAATGGAAGTTTGTAGAGCAAGCAAATGAGCTGCGAAGCATGGCAGTTACAAAAATAGCCAAGGAAACTGACCATCCGGATGCCCGAATACGCCTTAAAGCATTGGAATTGCTAGGAAAAGTGACGGAAGTGGCACTATTTACAGACAGAGTTGAAGTTAAGAAGACCGAAATTAGCGATGAAGACTTAGATGCGCAGATTAAAAAGAAGCTAGAGAAGTATATGGGCGTAGTAGATGTTGTAGATGCGCAGCCGGTTGAAGAAGAAGACGAAGTCGGTGTGGAAAAAGTAATAAAACCAAAAGAAAATACATGAACCTCGACTTTCTAACCCCTCAAGAAGCTATGGCAGCACGTATGGCGCTCAAAGATATGAACCGAGCGGAGAAAGAGGCGTACCTAGGGCTGTTGGAGGAAAAAGAACAACGGGCGCACAAAAAGAAGGCGATGACAGACCCAATTGAGTTTGCCAAATACGTGTATCCAAATTTCAAAGTAGGCCCACACCACAAAAAACTAGCAAAAATTTTTCAAGATGTAGTAGAAGGCAAAAAAAAGCGTGTAATCATAAATATTGCACCAAGGATGGGCAAATCGGAGTTTAGTTCGTATCTGTTTCCGGCATACTTTCTTGGGCAGGACCCTAATAAAAAAATAATCATGGCTACGCATACCGCAGGCCTATCTGAAGACTTTGGTCGGAGAGTGAGAAATTTAATTGAATCAGATGAATACAAAGAGTTGTTCCCAAATTCAATCGTCGCAGACGATCAAAAAGCCGCTGGTAAGTGGTCGACTGGTGCTGGCGGGCAGTATTACGCTGTGGGTGTTGGGGGTGCCTTGGCAGGACGTGGTGCAGATTTATTTGTTATTGATGATCCTCATTCTGAGCAAGACATAAAGGCTAACAGCCGGGCTACGTTTGATAATGCGTGGTCTTGGTTCCAAACCGGCCCTTTGCAGCGTTTGATGCCGGGCGGGGCGATTGTGGTGATTATGACCCGTTGGTCGTTAATTGATTTGACTGGGCGGTTGGTAGATTTCACCATAAAAAACCCTGAAGCTGAGCCTTGGGAAGTGGTAGAGCTGCCGGCAATCCTCCCTAGCGGTAAATCATTGTGGCCTGAACAATGGCCTTTGGAGCAGCTAGAAGCTAAGAAACTGCAGATGGATCCTCGGTATTGGAACGCGCAATACATGCAGCAGCCGACATCAGACATGGCGGCATTGATCAAAAGAACGGACTGGAGAGTGTGGGAAGCGGACGAACCCCCTACCTGCGAGTACGTCATACAGTCTTGGGATACGGCGCACGAAGTTAAAACTACATCTGACTACAGCGCTTGCACAACTTGGGGTGTTTGGTACAACGAGGAGGACAACATGTCCCCCAACCTCATCCTACTTGACGCTTTTAAAGACCGCATGACATTCCCAGAACTCAAAGAAATAGCCCTTAAACATTACAACGAGTGGAAACCAGATGCGTGCATTATTGAGAAAAAAGCAGCAGGCGCCCCGTTAATTCAAGAACTTAGAAGAATGGGTATTCCCATCCAAGAATTTACCCCGAGTAGAGGGAATGATAAGATTGTGCGTTTAAATGCAATAGCGGACTTATTTACCTCAGGTAAAGTGTGGGCGCCAGACCGCCGCTGGGCTAGAGACGTGATTGAAGAACTTGCGTCTTTCCCTGCTGGCGAGCACGATGACTTTGTTGATACGACAACCCAAGCGCTATTGCGTTACAGGCAGGGTGGGTTTGTTAGTTTAGACAGCGACGAGAAAGACGATTTAACCCTCAAATACAGACGAAAGGCAGCGTACTACTAATGTTAAAACACTTTTATTCCTACACTCCAAAGGCTATTCCTAAAGAAATGTGTGAGTATTTAATTCAAACAACACCTTGGGATAAGCGTTTTGATGCCCAGTTATCTGAAGATAATACGGATTTGTTTGTAGACGACAATATTAGAAAAACAGATGTAGTCTTCCTAAACCCACTCTCAACCATTGGCTGCATACTACAGTCGTACATAACAACGGCAAATAAAATGGCGGATTGGAATTTTGACATTAGCAAAATTGAGGATGTTCAAGTGGGTTGCTACCAACCCGGCGGGCATTATGATTGGCATATTGACAGCTTTGTTCCCAATAATGACCGACAACAGCGTAAAATATCAGCAGTAGCTTTTTTAAGTGATCCTGACTCGTACGACGGCGGGGTCTTTGAATTAGAAGTTGCGCCGGGTATTCCTGAAAGAATTCCGCAGGGCAGTATTATTGTTTTTCCGTCAGTACTTAAACATAGAGTAACCGCTGTTGAAGATGGCGTACGGTTTTCAGCAGCTTGCTGGGCATCAGGTCCGGCGTTTAGATAAGGCATATTATGGGCATTGAAAAGTCACTATACCAAGTTCCACAAGGCATGGCAGCCACGATGGGTGCAGAACCAGACATCACCGTTGAAGTAGAAGATCCAGCGATGGTAATGGAAGTTGAGATGGAAGAAATGATTGGCACCGATACAGGTAGCGAAGAATTTAACGCCAACTTAGCAGAAGAGATTGATCCAAGCGAACTTGAAACGCTTGCCGCAGAATTAGAAGAAGATATTGGTAATGATGTTGAAGCCCGCAAAGACTGGGAAAAGATGTACAAAGACGGCATTACATTGTTAGGTTTGAAGTTTGAGGAAAGAACCGAACCTTGGGACGGAGCCTGTGGTGTCTATCACCCTATGATTACAGAAGCTGTAATTCGTTTCCAATCAGAAACAATTATGGAAACTTTCCCAGCAAAAGGACCTGTGCGTACACAGATCGTTGGTAAAGAAACACGAGATAAAAAAGAAGCTGCGCAGCGTGTAGAAACTGATATGAACTACCAGCTGACAGAAAAGATGCCTGAGTATCGCGCAGAGCATGAAAAAATGTTGTGGAACTTGCCGGGTGCAGGTTCTGCGTTTAAGAAGATTTATTATGACCCGGGTTTAGGTCGACAGACTTCTATCTTTATTCCAGCCGAAGATGTAATTATTCCTTACGGCACAAGCGAAATTGAGTCCTGCCATCGTGTAACACACAGAATGCGCAAGACCAAAAACGATCTTATTAAACTAATGCACGCTGGGTTTTACCGAGAGGTAGAGCTAGGCGAGCCAGAAAAGTTTAGAACTGAGATTCAGGAAAAGAAAGATAAAGAGACAGGCTTTAGCGCATCTTATGATGACCGCTTTGAACTGTATGAAGCACACGTTGACCTTGATATACCCGGATTTGAAGACAAAGACGATGACGGCAAGCCTACAGGAATTGCGCTACCGTACGTCGTTACGATGATAAGGGGTACAAATGAAATACTTGCTATTCGTAGAAATTGGAAAGAAGATGATGAGCTTTGTCAAAAGCGTCAGCACTTTGTTCACTATCAATACATTCCGGGATACGGCGCTTACGGTTTTGGTCTATTCCATCTTGTTGGTGGCTTTGCTAAGTCAGCCACTTCCATCTTGCGCCAGCTTGTCGATGCCGGCACTCTTTCCAATCTGCCGGGGGGTCTAAAGGCTAGAGGATTAAGAATCAAGGGCGATGACACACCAATTGCTCCCGGTGAGTTTAGAGATGTGGATGTAGGTTCAGGATCAATTAGAGACAACATCCTCCCGCTTCCATATAAAGAGCCTTCAATGGTTCTAGCTGGTTTGCTTGACAAGATTATTGATGAAGGACGTCGCTTTGCGGCAACTTCTGATATGAAAGTTAGCGATATGTCAGCTAACGCACCTGTTGGAACTACGCTGGCTATTCTGGAAAGAACGCTTAAAGTTATGTCTGCAGTGCAAGCTAGGGTACACTATGCACTACGGCAGGAATTAAAGCTCCTCGCAGAAATCATTCGGGATTACACCGAGGACGAATATAACTATGAGCCAGAAACCGGGAATCCACCAGCAAAGAAAGCGGACTACAACTATGTGGACGTCCTGCCTGTATCCGACCCAAATGCAGCCACCCTTTCTCAGAGAGTGGTACAGTACCAAGCGGTTATTCAACTGGCTCAATCAGCACCCCAGATTTACAACTTGCCTCAATTACACAGGCAGATGCTCGACGTACTTGGAATTAAGCACGCCGACAAACTGGTGCCTTTGGAGGAAGACCAGAAGCCAACCGACCCTGTAACAGAAAATATGAACGTGCTTAAGGGTAAACCCCTAAAAGCATTCTTGTACCAAGACCACGAAGCGCACATCAAAGTGCATCAGATGGCTGCGCAAGATCCGTTAATCCAACAGTTACTGGGGCAAAACCCGCAGGCGCAATCCATTCAAGCCGCACTCATGGCGCATATAGCCGAGCATTTAGGTTACGCATATCGTCAGAAGATGGAACAAGCTATGGGCGCTCCTCTACCAAACCCAGAACACCACATGCCAGAAGATATGGAAGTGCAGATTTCTCAGTTGGTCGCTCAAGCCGCACCGCAGGTTCTTGCCCAGTCACAAGCGCAAGTTGCACAGCAACAAGCCCAGCAAAATCAACAAGATCCGGTTATGCAAGCTCAGCTCATTGACCAGCAAGTTAAACAGGGTGAGTTGCAACGCAAGACTCAAAAAGACCACCAAGACGCCATCTTTAAACAGAAAGAACTGGCTCTTAAAGAACAACAGATTCGCCAAGAAGCTTTGGCTAAGACCGCTAACGTTATGCTTACAGCCGAGGACAAAAAATCTGGGGCTGATAGAGCAGCTAAAGATATGGAGCTGCGCGACAAACAGCACAAAGCTAACACAGCAATGGAAATGTATAAGCACCACACCCAACCACCTAAAGGAGGCAACACCGAGTGATCGACCTACTAACGGCTGATTTCATAGCCGCGATGCGTGATAAGTTACGCACAGATATGAATAACTACACTGACGATTTGGCAAATGGTCAGTGCCAAGACTTTGCAACATACAAAGAGCTTTGCGGGGTGATTCGAGGCCTAGCTTTCGCAGAGCGCCATTTACTTGACCTCGCAGACCATTTGAAAGAAGATAACGATGAGTGATACCATCGCATTACCGCCAGAAGGGTTAATCCTTCCGCCGGGCGTAATACCCACGAAGCAAAACGCACCAACAGAAGCAGAGTTGGCTACCATGGACGCTATCGAGAAAGCAACGCAGATCCCAAATCCATCAGGACATAAGATTCTTTGCGCTCTAGTTGACGTCGACGATTCGTTTGAAAGCGGCATTTTAAAAGCAGATGAGACTAAGAAGACAGAAGAATTGACTTCTCCGGTTTTGTTTGTAATTAAACTTGGCGTATCGGCGTACAAAGACACAGAACGTTTCCCTGACGGGCCTTGGTGTGCGGAGGGTGATTTTGTATTAACCCGCCCTTACACAGGAACCCGAATCAACATCCACGGAAAAGAATTCCGCATCATTAATGACGATCAGGTCGATGGTGTGGTAATGGATCCCCGTGGCATTTCACGCGTATAGGAGCTACCATGGCAGAACAATTTAAATTCCCCGATGAAGATGACAGCTTTAACAAAGCAGAGGCCGAAGAGCAGTTACATGTAACGGCTGAAGGCGATGAAGAAGCAGAACTTATAATTGAAGACGATACACCCGAGCGCGACCGTAGAGCGCAACCGCTAAACCGTGAAGTTGAAGATCCTTCGGAAGAAGAGATTGAAGGCTACACAAAAGGCGTTCAAGGGCGTATCAAAGAACTAACCCATGCCCGCCACGACGAGCGTAGAGCAAAAGACGCAGCTCAACGTGAACGTGACGAGGCTGTGCGTTTAGCGCAACAAGTTCTTGAAGAGAACAAGAAACTTAAGGAATACGTAAAATCTGGTGAGACAACATACCAAGAGATGATGGCTTCTAAAGCTGACTCAGAACTTGAAATGGCTCGCCGCAAATTGCGTGAAGCACAAGAGTCTTATGACACCGATGCTATAATTGCGGCTAATGAAGCTCTAACAGAAGCAATGTTAAATAGGCAACAGGCAAAGAATTTTAAGCCTACCCCTTTACAAACTTCTGAAAATGAGGTACAAATACAAACATCGGCACCAGAGGTTCCCCAACCCGACCAAAAAACACTGCGCTGGCAGGCAAAAAACCAGTGGTTCGGAAGTCCGGGATACGAAGATATGACAGCCTTCGCTCTAGGTCTGCACCAAAAGCTAGTCGCCACGGGCATTGACCCGCGTAGTGAAGAATATTTCGAGCGCATTGACGCACGCTTACATAACGTTTTCCCTGAAGTATTCAAGGATAACGAAACGACAAAACCTAGCGAACCTGCTAAAAAGCCTGCGACAGTAGTGGCATCGGCGTCCCGCACTACGGGTGCCAAAAAAACCGTCAAGTTAACAGCGAGTGCAGCTGCATTAGCCGATAAACTTGGTATCCCCCGTGAACTATACGCTCAGGAATTTTTAAAACAGGAGGCCCGCAATGGCAACTAGTCGTAAACCCCGTGATATTGAAACACGCGAAAAAAGTCAAACTCGTGCTGTCTACCAACCGGCTGCAACACTACCAACACCTACACCTCAACATGGGTTTAGTTTTAGATGGGTAGCAACTGCAGTATTAGGACAGGATGTTCCAACTAACGTGTCACAGAAGTTCCGTGACGGTTACGAACCCGTGAAAGCGGCAGATCATCCTGAGTTAATGTTGCAGGGCAATAGCAACGGTAACGTAGAAGTTGGTGGGTTAATGCTCTGCAAGATACCTACTGAGAAGTTAGAGGCACGACAAGAGTATTACGAGAAACAAGCAGAAGACCAAATGAATTCGGTTGATAACCATTTCATGCGGAATAACGATGCTCGGATGCCTTTGTTTTCGGAGAGAAAATCTACGTCAACTAGGGGACCCGGGTTTGGAAGCGGTACTAAATAATTAGGAGATTTTTATGGCTACAGTATCTAGCCCCTACGGGCTAAAGCCGATCAGTATGATCGGTGGTCAGTCATTTACTGGCGGTACAATCCGTGAGTATTTGATGACTACAAACAACTCAGCCGCCATTTATAATGGTGACTTGGTTCAACTCGGCGCAGCTGCTGCCGGTCAACCAACTGTTGTAACCTCTACTCCAACAACAAGCTCTGTCGGTATTGTAGGAGTTTGCGTTGGTGTACGCTATCAGTTGGCTGGTCAGCAATTAGGCTACCCATTGTTTGCTCAGTATTTACCAGCTAACGCTGTAACTGCTGGTTACACAAACATTTTCATTCGTGTAGTAGAAGATCCAGATCAACTGTACCAAGTACAGTCTTTGGGTTCTATTGGCTACGGTTCTATCGGTAAGACAATTGCTTTGGCAAACTTCTCCGCTGGTACATCTAGCTCAACTGGTAACACAACTTCTGGTAATTCAGTTGTTGCATTGTCAGCTACTGTTGCTAACACGAGCGCGTTGGCGTGCAAAATTGTTGACTTGGTTAACTCCAGCTCTACATTTGGCGGCAACTTCCCATCTAACCCCGGTGATGCGTATACCGACTGTATCGTTAAGTTAAACTTTGGCGTACATTCGTACTATCAATCCGCTGGAACAACTGCTTAATAAAGGAGCTATAAATGGCTATTTCACGTTCACAACTCCTTAAAGAGTTACTCCCCGGTCTAAACGCATTGTTTGGTTTAGAGTACAAGCGCTATGGCGAAGAGCATAAAGAGATTTATGAAACTGAAGCCTCTGAGCGTTCATTTGAAGAAGAGACAAAGTTGTCTGGTTTCTCGGCTGCTCCAGTCAAGAACGAAGGCGGCGCAATCTCTTATGACAATGCGCAAGAAGCTTTCACAGCTCGCTATACACACGAAACTATCGCTTTGGGCTTCTCAGTTACTGAAGAAGCTATTGAAGATAACTTGTATGACTCATTGTCTGCTCGTTACACCAAAGCACTAGCTCGTGCAATGTCTTATACCAAACAGGTTAAAGCAGCTTCTGTATTGAACAACGGTTTCACAAACAGCGCTAACTACTACGGTGGTGATGGCGTTCCTTTGTTCAGCACTGCTCACCCATTGGTATCTGGCGGCACAAACAGCAACACATTCTCAACCCAATCTGACTTGAATGAGACTTCTTTGGAAGCCGCTACAATTCAAATCGCTGCTTGGACTGACGAGCGTGGTCTGTTGATCGCTGCTAAGCCACGTAAATTGGTTATCCCACCAGCATTGATGTTCGTTGCTACACGTCTGTTAGAGACCACACTCCGTGTTGGTACAACTAACAATGACATTAACGCAATTAAGAACAACGGTACCGTTCCAGAAGGTTACACTGTTAACCACTTCTTGACCGATACAAATGCTTGGTTCTTGTTAACCGATGTACCTAACGGCTTGAAGCATTTCGAGCGCACTCCGCTACAAAATAGCATGGATGGTGACTTTGATACAGGTAACGTACGCTACAAATCACGCGAGCGTTATAGCTTTGGTTGGTCTGATCCATTGGGAGCCTTTGGCTCTTCTGGCTCGTTCTAATCGGACTTGTCCTACAAAAAACCCAGCTCACAAGGCTGGGTTTTTTTCATTGTGGTGATGGATTCTGTGGCAGTTAGCGCATAGAACTATGCACTTAGTTATTTCTTTGTACGCTTTTTTAAATTGACCGTTTGACACTAGTCGGTTTACGTTGTACTCTTTTTTGCTTGGGTCTTCGTGATGAAAATCCAAAGCCGCTATGTGGTCAAACCCGCATTTAGTACACTTAAGGGCGCCTTTAAACTTGTACCATTCTTCTTTTTGAACGGCTTTATTGCTTTTAGTTCGCTGGATTGTTTCTTCTTGGTTAGCCAAGTAATGCTTACGGCTGTACTCCTTGTGCTTTTGTTTTCTTACGTTCACGTCTTTGTATGGCATCAGGATCGACCTTATATTTCCAGTAGCAAGCGTTTTTAAAAGACCACGGTTGTCCGGGAGTATACATCTTAAAACCAGCATTGATCAAAGAATTAGCGCTAGCGGGGTTATTTGTTGTATCAGTAATGCACCAGTTCCAACCTAGTTTCTTTGCTTGAGCCAACCTAGCTTTTATTAAACGCAGTTGCAATCCGTGTCCTGTAAAGCCATCCATTACACCCGCTCTACATAAATAACCTGTATCTGTCCACTTGATCGAGCGGACCAAACCCGCAAAGCCTACAGGTTTTCCACATTCGGCATACGCAACCCACCAATGACCTCGATCCGGTTTGTATGGCGTATCGTCCGGAAGTATTTTCCTTTGTAGAAAAAGTAGTGTGGTTTGAACTGATGGGACTCTGATGTCCACTTTTTTTACTGTAAATTTCATTACCCATAATCCCCCAAAATATTTATCTGTTTTACCCATTTTACAGAAAAACCATGTATACTACGGCTAACTGGGTGATGCTCTTACCGGACTGCCCCAGCAGACGATGCAACGATTGGTAAGAGTGATCTTTTGCATAAGGACAATTTATAATGGCACGTTCCACTTTTGAAGGCCCGATTTTATCTGGCGACAACCGTTTTGGCCCACTACGTAACGTAGGCTACGCACAATTAGTACAAAACGTCGATTTAGACTTTGCTAATACTACAGCTGGTACCATCACATACAGCGGCGGTTCAGGCGTTTTTGTAGCATCTAATGGTATTCCTAACGTAGCTGGCACGGTTTACACCCCATCTGCAAGCACATTTCCTTCAGTAGTTCAGACTATTCCTGCTGATACAGCTACTAACATCTATCGTGGCGCTGTATTTTATGTACCTACTGGCTCTGACTTAGACAACATTTATGTTGATTGCTTGGTTCCAGCAGCTGTTTCAGGCGGTAGTGCAGCTCTTACTTCTGTTACTGCTTATATTTCTAACAACTACACAGCTGCTGCCGGTACCGCCGCTTATTTTAAAACTGGCGCTATTTCAACAGCTGGTCGTCAGGCTCTCTCAACATTTACAGCTACTCAGATGGCTAATCAGAGCGCAACTTCTACAGATATTTTACAAGCTAACGGCTATCCAAATATCTCCCAAGTTGTTGTAACTCTTGCTATTGTTGGTACTGCACTAGATACGTTGACAGCCTTGACAGGTAAATACAACTTTACTTTACAGTACACACAGCCTGACAACAACATTGGTACTACAACTGCTTACCCATACGGTAACTTTGACTAATTAATCCCGGGGGACTTCGGTCTCCTTTTTAAAATTTAGGAGATTAAATATGTCGATGCAATATGATGTAAAGTCATTTCATGTAATGGCTGGTACGCCAACTACGGTAAATACCTCTCGCACACGTTTAAAAGGTGCAGTGGTATCAAATACTAATGCTGGTGTAGCGGCAAACGTAACATTTTCAAACAATTCTACTGTTACTGGAACTTATAACGTCCCCGGCACAACCACTTGTACAATAACAACTTCAACTCCACATGGGTTGACTACTGGAAATCGTATTTGGGTGGATTTTACTTCTGGTACTTCTACAGATAATACTTACACTGTTACTGTTTCATCTACTACTGTTTTTACAATTACCGTTACTTCAGCTACAACTTCTGGCAACGTAACTATTTACCCACAGACTTTAATGGAAATAGATATTACATATAGTGTTCCAGTTTGCGTAATTGTTCCAGGCGAAGGTATTTTAGCAACGGACGGTATTTTTGTAGGTGTCCCAGTAAACATTGGCGCAACGGTATTTTATGGCTAAGAAAAAAGGCGTCTCTCTTGCGATTGGTCGTGGTGAAAAGCTGCCTGTATCTAAGGGCGCTGGGCTTACCGCCAAAGGTCGTGCTAAATATAATGCGGCTACTGGCTCACATTTAAAAGCCCCACAACCTGAAGGTGGTCCTCGTAAGAAGTCGTTTTGTGCTCGTATGTCTGGTATGCCCGGTCCTATGAAAGATGAGAACGGCAAACCTACTCGTAAGGCAGCTAGCTTGAAAAGGTGGAAATGCTAATGAAAGATGTAATTGAACACGTAAGCGAGCCTGCAAAACACGTTGTGGATGCGCTGTCTATATTAACAGTGCTAGGAACTCTCGTGGAAATACTACCGGCTATTGCCGCTTTGTTGTCTATTGTTTGGTCTTTGCTGCGTATCTATGAAAGCAAGACTGTTCAACGTTGGCTAGGGAAAAAAGATGAGTGATGATTTAGAATCCAAATATCCCGGCGCTAAAATAACTAAAGGTGGAGCACAACCTGCTCCTGAAGGATATAGCCCTAACAGAATAGGTGAAAACAAGGTTGAAATGGAAGTACCCCGCAATCGTTCTGACGCACGTACATTAGCGCCATATGAAATAAAAGCAGCTAAGTTTAGTAAAACTGGTGGAGGCGGTAGTAGTGGTACAGGCGGTGCAGGTGAAATTAAATCCCTACAAAATCCTAGAGCTATGAAAGCAGGCGGTAAAGTGTTTCGTCACCATGATGGCATAGCACAAAGAGGTAAAACCCGTGCCTAGTACGTCTAAAAAACAGCACAACTTCATGGCGGCAATTGCGCACAATCCTGCGTTTGCTAAAAAAGTTGGTGTTCCGCAGTCTGTTGGGCAAGAGTTTGATAAAGCCGATAAAGGCAAGAAATTTAAAAAAGGCGGCATGATGGATAAAGAAGATAAAAAACAAGACATTGCTATGATTAAGAAAGCGTTCAAAGAGCACGATGCTCAAGAACACAAAGGCGGTAAGGGCACTAAACTTACTCTTAAAAAAGGTGGCTCTGTAAAGGGGCATGGTTGTGAATTTAAAGGTAAAACCAAAGGAAAAATGCTATGAAAATGAAAGAAACTATGGGACCAACAAAATCAATGTCTAAAGATGTTGAGAAATTTCCTCAATTTGAAAGCCACGACGCTGCTATGAAAAAACACGGCGCTGGTCACACATCGCAGCACGACATGATTGCTGAGCATAAAGCTGGACACATGGCGCACCACGAAGCTGTTGCTAAGATGTGCGGTGGTGGTATGTACGGTAAAAAAGGTAAGTAATGAAAGCCAGTCGTGGCATGGGTGATATTAACCCTGCTAAACAACCTAAAGTTACTAAGAGCGCTGTGCTTTTAAATAGTGGTGGTAAGCCCGGACTTTATGCAAATATTCATAAAAAGCAAGCACGTATTGCGGCTGGCTCTGGTGAAAAGATGCGTCCTGTTGGGGCTAAAGGCGCGCCTACTAAAGCGGACTTTATTAAATCTGCTAAAACAGCGAGGAAATAATAAGTGAAAGACTTCATGCAAACTCAGATTGAAGCATCTGAGCGGTTGTATAACATGATGTTGGAAGACCACAAAGAACGTGTCAGAGACATGGCAATGTGGGCAGATACAAGCGTTGGTTTAATGCGTAAGTTAGATGAACGTGATGCAGAAATAAAGAAGTTGCGTGAAGAAATTGCAATTTTAAAAGCGAGTAAGTAATGGCATATACAACTGGAACTACGGCGTTCAATTTAGATTTAAACGATCTGATTGAAGAAGCATTTGAGCGCTGCGGCTCTGAGCTACGCTCGGGTTATGACTTTAGAACTGCTAGAAGAAGTTTAAATTTGCTGACAATTGAGTGGGCTAACAGAGGCATCAATCTATGGACTATCGAGCAAGGTGTTATTAACATGGTACAGGGTCAAGCATCATACCCAGTCCCTTCCGATACTATTGACCTCTTAGAGCACCAGATTCGTACCAACATCAACAGTCAAGCAAACCAGACTGATATTAACATCAGCCGAATCAGCGTTTCAACATACGCCACCATCCCAAATAAACTAGCGCAAGGCAGGCCAATTCAAGTTTGGTTCCAACGTTTAACCGGCGATACAAATGATGGGTTTTGCACACTGGCATCCGCCATCTCGAGCACAGCGACAACAATTAACTTAACTGGGTCAGGCGTTGCTAACTTAGCAAGCACCGGGTTTATTCAGTTAGATTCAGAAGTTATTTATTATCAGTATGCTCAAGTTGACACACCTACTACTTGTACCCTAAATAATTGCGTACGTGCGCAAAACAACGCAACAGCGGCGACTCATACAGCAACAACTAAAGTCTACGTACCACAGCTACCCAATGTGAATGTCTGGCCTACACCAGATCAGGGTTCGGCAACACAACCGTATTATCAGTTCGTTTATTGGCGGCTACGCCGCATTCAGGATGCAGGCAATGGCGTTAATATTCAAGATATTCCGTTCAGATTTATTCCTTGTATGGTTGCTGGTTTGGCTTATTATCTCTCTTTAAAGCTGCCGGGTATGGACCCAACTCGTGTTATGGGTTTAAAGCAAGACTATGAACAACAATTTGATTTAGCTGCGGCTGAAGATCGTGAAACCGCTCCAGTTCGCTGGGTACCTCGTAGGCAATATATCGGGGGTGCATAATGCCTAATAAGTTTAGTTCTGGCAAATTTGCAATTGCCCAGTGCGATAGGTGTGATTTTCGATTTAAGCTGGTGGATTTAAAAACAGAGATTATTAAGACCAAACCGTATAAGATTAAAGTTTGTAACACCTGTTGGGATCCTGACCATCCTCAGTTACAATTGGGCATGTATCCTGTGAATGACCCACAAGCAGTTCGGGAACCACGCAGAGACAACAGTTATTACCAGTCTGGCTTTGACGGTTTACAGATAAATACTGTGGCTAACAACAACACCGTGCAGTCTTTTGGTGTGCCAGCAGGCGGTAGCCGTGTTATACAGTGGAGTTGGAACCCGGTAGGGCAGCATTATGATTTTGGTGAAACGCCCAATTATTTAGTAACACAAGGGCAAGTTGGTAACGTAACAATTAACTAGGAGTAGAAAATGACATTCAAAAGCGGAGCAAACGGAATTGCAAAAAAGGGTAAAACTAAAGGTAAAAACTTTGGTGACTCAGGTCCAAACGTCGGCATTACTAAAGAAATTAAAGGTAAGGGCGGCAAGACTAATGAAAACATGAAGTCTATGGGTCGTAACATGGCTAAAATAGCAGCTCAAAGAGGTAAGTAATCATGGCGATTAACAACAAACCGGCGGAAACATATGCTCCGCCACATACAATGAGCGGGGCTAAAGTCGGTAATGAATTACCAGCTATGTCTACAGAATCGGGCGCGGAGTTTTTAAAGCAAGCCAACATCTCTGTAGGCACTACAAGCAAAGGCAACTACGCTCCGACTAAAACTTCTGGCATTCAAGTGCGTGGCGGTAAAGCGCAAACTAAAGGCAAGATGGCTCGTGGGCCAATGGCCTAGTAGGGTAAACCCGAATGAATTACGTAAATCTGTATCAGGCAATACAAGACTACTCTGAAAATACTGAAGCGTTATTTATTGCCAACATACCTACTTTTGTACAGCAGGCGGAAGAGCGTATTTACAATTCGGTTCAAATTCCAGCACTACGTAAAAACGTAACGGGCACGCTTACGTCTAGTAACAAATATTTGTCTTGCCCTAATGATTATTTGTCTACGTATTCAATGGCGGTTATTGATGCTGATGGCGTTTATAGTTACTTGTTAAATAAAGATGTTAACTTTATACGTGAAGCTTATCCCCAACCTACTGACACTGGTTTGCCTAAATACTACGCTTTGTTTGGTTCTCAATACAGTAATCCAAATGAGTTATCTTTTATTCTTGGGCCAACTCCCAGCGGTAACTATGGCGTAGAACTTCATTATTTTTACTACCCTGTTTCTATTGTGCAGGGCGCTATTGCATTAGGTTCTATTACTGCAGCCGGTTCTTTATACACTAACGGGATATACGCTAATGTACCTTTAACAGGTGGAAATGGTTCCGGTGCAACTGCAAATATTACTGTTTCTGGAGAAGCTGTTACTTCTGTAGCCATTGAAAATGGCGGTCAGTTTTATGCTGTTGGTGATGTTTTATCGTGTTCTAACTCTTATATTGGTGGATCCGGTTCCAGTTTTGCGTATACTGTTTCTAGTGTTAATAACGCTTCTGGTACAAGCTGGCTTGGCGATAACTACGACCCAGTACTGTTTTATGGCGCTATGCGGGAAGCAATGTTGTTTATGAAGGGCGAGCAGGACTTGGTTGGTTACTATGAAACCAAATATCAAGAAGCGCTTGGACAACTTAGACGTTTGGGTGATGGTTTGGAGCGTGGCGATGCGTATCGTGACGGGCAGCTTAAAATTGATGTTAGCGGTAAAGGTAGGGCATAATGGCTATTCAACAAGGTCAATGCACCATTTTCTACCAAAACGTGCTTAGCGGGTTGGAAAACTTTAATACCGGCACGTCTTATACCTACAAGATTGCCCTATACACAGGGCTAGCTAACCTTAATAATTCAACCCTAACGTACACTACACAGAATGAAATTACAGGTACTGGCTATACGGCTGGGGGCAAAACCCTAACTATTACTCAAATCCCCACATCAGACTTTACCAGCAGCACCTCCTATATTAGTTTTGCTGATGTGGTTTGGAACCCAGCTAGCTTTACGGCTAGGTGCGCATTAATTTATAATAGTACGACAAATGCGGCTGTAGCCGTTTTAGACTTTGGATCAGATAAAACGAATACGGCTGCTGGAACATTTACGGTTACTTTCCCAACGGCAACATCAACAAATGCCATTATTAGATTTACAAATTAAGGAGTATTTATGAGCAATGAACTATCAAACTTTGGTGACAGCGCAAGCGCATCAATAACTCGTGGCGCAGGCCATAATGAAACTTTGGGTATCCAAGGTTTTTACCACGTAGAGTGCCGCGATTCTGAAGGCAATCTCAAATGGGAAGATACTATTGAGAACGTAGTTACCGCTATTGGTAAACAGTCTTTATTTGACTTTTATTTTGGCGCTACTGGTACAGCTGGCGGTACGGCTTCCGGTGTTAACTATTTAGGTCTTGTTGGTTACACAGGTACGCTGGTAACTGCAGGTTCTTTTACAACTGGTGCTACTTATCAAATTGCCTCAGTTGGCACAACAAACTTTACGTTAATTGGCGCTTCTTCTAATACTGTTGGTGTTGTGTTTGTTGCTACTGGCGCAGGTTCAGGTACAGGTACAGCAAACTTAATTGGTACTTTTTTAGCTGCAGATACAATGGGTTCGCATACTGGTTGGATAGAAGTTGGCTTAGCTAACGCTCCTACATACACAGGCAGTCGTCAGTCAATTAACTGGACCGCTGCTACTTCATCAGGCACATCTCCAACTAACGTAACGTCTAAAACAGGCGCAGCCGTTACTTTTGCAATGACTTCTTCTGGTAGCGTTGGCGGTTGTTTTATTAACGGCGGCGCATCTGCTTCTGCTACTAAAGATACAGCTACTGGTGTTCTGTATTCTGCTGGCGCGTTTACTGGCGGTTCAAAAACTGTAGCAAACGGCGACTCTTTAGCTGTTACTTACACTACCACTGCCACTTCATAATGGTCATAGACTTCGTAATCACACAAAACAATTACACGTTTAGTGATGCCTTAATTCTGCCTGATGACCACACATTCACAGACGTAGAACTTGAAGCTATGAAACAAGCTCGTTTTGATAATTGGTACACAATTATTACTACTCCTGCAGAAAACCCAGAACCCGATCCACAGGTGTAAACCGTGGCTACTAGATACTGGGTACTCGGCTCAGGAACTTGGGATCTTACAACTACAACTAACTGGTCTGCCACATCAGGCGGTACTGGTGGTGCATCTGCGCCTACCTCAGCTGATGACGTTATTTTTGATGCTGGTTCTAACGTAGGAACAGGAGCATTTACCGTAACTATTGGAGCGGCAGGTGCGGTATGTAGAGACATAAGTTTTGGCGGTGCTGGTGGCGCACTTGACGGTGTAATGACATTAGCTGGTAGTGGCGCATGGTCTGTCTATGGAAGTATGACCTTAGTATCCGCAAATTTAACTTTTTCATACGGCGGTATTACAACTTTTGCGGCAACCACCACAGGTAAAACCATTACCACAGCAGCAAAATCATTTACTCTTGGCAACGGTATTATATTTAACGGTGTAGGCGGTGGTTGGACATTACAAGACGCTTGTACATTTTATAAAATAACTTTAACGGCTGGCGCATTAGATACAAATAACCAGACAGTTAGTTTATCAGCAGGTGTTAATGGCTTTATTACATCAGGATCAACAACAAGGTCATTAACATTAGGAACTTCTACTGTTTCTTTGAGTGGAATTATTGACGCTTGGAGCGTATCATCAACAACTGGTTTTACACTTAGCGCTGCGTCATCTACTCTTAATTTTACTGGTGGCTCCAACGATATAGTTGGTGGAGGTTTGACATACGGAACAATTACAGTAAACGCAAGCAGCGGCACTATTGCTGGCGCAAACACCATTACCACATTAAATTTAAACGCTACAACAGGTACAAGTCTTACCATTAGTGCAGCACAAAATATAACTACGCTTAACTCTACAACTCTTACAAGCGGCATAAATGTTATTACTTGTAGTGCAAATCAAACTATTGGCACTATTAATACTAATTCAAATGTATCTTTAAGAACTTTTTTTGTAAGTAACACATTAGGAACAGCAAGAACATTTACTATTACTACTAGACCCGTTTCTAATATAGATTTTAGAGATATAACAATTGCTGGTACTGTTCTAACGGGTACAAGTTTTGGTGATTGCGGTGGAAATAGTAACATTACGTTTGATGCAGCAAAAACGGTTTATTGGAATCTTGCAGGAACACAAAACTGGTCAGCAACAGGATGGGCAACTTCAAGTGGTGGTTCTCCAGCAGCAGCTAATTTTCCGTTAGCTCAAGATACTGTAACATTTGATAACACGGGATCTGTTACTGGAACAATTACAGTAAACGCAAGCTATAACATCGGCACCGTTAATATTACCAAAACTGGTTCTATGACGTTGTCCTTAGCTTCAAACAGGCCGCAGGTTTATGGAAGTTTTACCCTTGGGGCTTTAACAACGCTTACTGGCGGTAATGGACTTTTCTTATCTGGTAGAAGTACTACACAAACAATTACTACCAACACAAGAACTTTTGGAAGCGCTAGCATTACTGTACAAGCATTAAGTAGCACCATAACTTTTGCAGACACTTTTACCACCACTGGCGCATTAACCCATAACAACGGAACATTAAATTTAAACAATTTAACAATTACCGCAGCTGGTTTTACGTCTGCATCAAGTTCTACTAGGGCTATTACTTTTGGCACTACTGGAGCTATCACAGTTAATGGATCTGGTAGTTTTTTTATTACAGTTGTTGCAACAGGACTTACTACTACAGGCACCCCAACACTTAACATATCAAATAACTCAGGAACAGCCAGTTCATTTTATTTTACAGGTTTTACAGAGTCAACCGCATTTAATGTAAATGTTACAACAGGAACATACACCCTTACTGAAGGTAGCAGCAGTGTTTACAAAAATTTAAATTTTACTGGGTTTGCAGGTACTTTTACAGGTTATTCTTTTGGCGGTAACACCATATACGGAAATTTAACAACGTCCACAGGCATGAGTTATTCTGCTAGCACTTTTGCCATGACATTTGCTGCAACTAGCGGAACACAGACTATAACGTCCAATGCCAAAACAATGGACTTTCCCATTACATTTAATGGATCTGGTGGCACTTTTCAGTTAGTAGATGCACTAACAAGCGGTTCAGGTAGAACCATGACTTTAACTAGCGGTACGCTAGACCTTAACGATAAAACTCTTACAACGGGATTGTTTAGTTCTAGTAACTCAAACACTAGGTCTATTCTTTTTGGAACAACTGGAAATATTACTTGCTCTGGTACTGGTACTGTTTGGACAACTTCTACAATTACAAACTTTAGTTACACAGGCACATCTACAGTCAATTTAACTGATTCTAGTTCAACCCTTAGAAGCATAATTCAAGGTGCTGGAACTGCCGCACAAGCGGTTAGTTTTTATATAAAAGCTGGAACAGGACAAGTAAGTCTTACCACTACGAGCGGCGCATTTAAAGATATAGACTTTACTGGTTCAACTGCCATTCTTGGTGTTGGTAGCAGTATTAACTGTTTTGGAAACATTGTTTTAACAAACAACACAACAGCTAGTGGTTTTGGTCTAACCTTTGCTGGAACTAGCGGTACTCAAACCATGACTTCCAATGGTAAAACTTTTGATTGTGCTTTGACAATGAATGGTGTAGGCGGCACATTACAGCTTGTAGATGCCCTAACAATGGGTTCTACAAGAACATTAACCCTTACAAACGGCACATTTAACAGTAATGCTAAAAGCGTAACTGTAGGGGCATTTAACGCTAATAACAGCAATACAAAAACTTTTACTATAACTAACAGCACATTTACTGTATTAAGTGGCACTTCTACAAGTGGATTTTTATTAAATGGAGTAGGAACTACTTATAATGTTACTGGTTCTAATGTAGTATTTACTACTTCAACTGCGGCACAATATTGGGGTGGTGGTGGTTCAACTTTTCCTGCGGTAACAATGAGTGGTACAGGGCAATTAATTATTGGTGCAAATGGGTCTACTTTAACTATTACAACTCTTTCAAATACTGTTCAACCTTGCACAGTTTCAATATTTAGCACAAATACACAGCTTAATGTCACCAACTTTAACCTATCAGGAACAGCAGGAAACTTAGTTACTTTTAACAGTTCTGTAGCAGGAACAGCAAGAACAATCAGTAAAGCAAGCGGAACAGTAAGTTGTGATTATTTAAGCATTAGGGATAGCACTGCTACAGGTGGCGCTTCATGGTATGCAGGTACAAATTCAACTAACGTTAGCAATAACACGGGTTGGATATTTGCATCACCAGTAATCACCGTTGCCGTAACAGAAAATTTTTCAATTGCAGATAGTCCAAATGTAGTTGCAAGTTTTGTAGTCTCAATATCAGAAAGGTCAACTTTAGAAGATACACCCAGTGTAGTTGCCTCTTTTTTAAGCAATATAACAGAAAATTTTACAATAGAAGATAAACCCGTTTATGTAGCTGTTGCGGATATTACTGAAGGTACAATTTTAGCTGATACTTTAACGGGTTTAGCTACTTTTGCCACAGCTATTACCGAAGACGCTACTTTGGCAGATTCTTCTATTGTATTACGCACTGCTTTTGGAGACATATCAGAATTATTAATCCTAGCAGATACCCCAAACACAACCGCAGCTTTTTTAAGCAACGTTACAGAACCATTAACCCTAGCAGATACCCCTGTTGGTAACGCCGTATTTGCCGGAATTATTACCGAAAACACCACTTTAGCGGATACGCAGTCTGTAAATGCAGTTTTTGCTTCCGCCATCACCGAGGCGGCTACTTTAGCGGATGCTCAGTCCGTTGTTTTAGCCATAGTATCTGACATATCCGAAGCCATAACCCTAGCCGATTCCCAGACCGTAATAGCCAACTTTGCTAGTGTGGTATTTGAGAATGTTGGGGTTGCAGAGTCCGAGTCGGTAGTAGCCAGCTTTACGGCAGTTATTTCAGAAGGAGCTGTTTTAGAAGATGTTGAGTCTGTTTTAGCTTCTTTCGTATCTAGTCTTTCCGAGGCTTTAACGGCAGCAGATAGTAGTATAGCCGTACGCATTCAAAACTCCAGCATAACCGAAGACTTTCAACCGGCAGATACCCAAACCGCCCTAAGAATCCATAATGCCTTAATTTCAGAAAACCTAGTACCGGCAGACGCAATTACCGTTATAGCATCTTTTAGTAGCCAGATAACTGAAAATTTGGTATTATTAGACAGCCCAATACTACGTGGCTGGTTTAAAATTAATGATGACCAGACCGTTTCTTGGGGTGCGGTAAATAATACAAATTCAGCAGCTTGGGCGGCTGTTAACGATGGGCAAACGGTGTCTTGGAATAACGTAAACAATGCAAATTCAACCACTTGGACAAACATTGGGGACGATCAAAACCCTGTTTGGACTAGCGTAGACAACACGCAATAATAAGGATACACAATGGCTAGTACCTACTCACCGTCTTTAAAAATAGAGCTTATTGGTAATGGCGACCAATCTGGTACATGGGGAACTACGACTAATAACAACCTTGGAACCCTTGTAGAACAAGCAATTACCGGCGTTCAAAGCATTGTAATGAGTAATGCAAATTACACCCTAACTAACTATAACGGGGTGTCTGATGAAGCACGAAATGCGGTTTTGGTAGTAACTGGGACTAACTCAGCTATACGGCAAATTATCTGCCCCTTGGCAAACAAAGTATATGTTGTCACTAATAACACTACTGGCGGCTACGCTATTACTATTGGCGGGACTACAGGAACTACTGTGACTATTCCTAACGGGGTTACTGCTCAAGTTTATTGCGACGGCACAAATACATATTCTGCTCAAACCGGTTCGGCTGGTAACTTTACTGTAAACGGCACTTTAACAGCTACTGGGTTAACTGATACAGGCAATATGAGTGTTGGTGGTAATTTGGCGGTTACTGGCTCGTTTCAATCTTCTACTGGGTTAGGCTCGTATGCTGCAGGCTCGTTTACTGGCAGCATAGCTACAACAACGCTAACTATTACTGCGGTTGCTAGCGGGCAATTATTTGTTGGGCAAACTATTTCAGGTACGGGTGTTACTTCCGGCACTACCATAACTGCGTTTGGTACAGGTACAGGTGGGGTAGGAACGTACACCGTTAGCGTTTCTCAAGCAGTTGCTAGCACAACCATTACGGGCGCTGCAGCAACAACAGCTTTGACGCCTACTTCTGGTGATAACTCGGTAAAAATAGCAACAACGGCTTTTGTTACTGCGGCTTCTAGTGCATTTGCTGCTGGAACCGTACTTTTATTCTATCAAGCAGCTGCTCCTACTGGGTGGACACAAGTAACCACTCAAAACAATAAAGCATTAAGAGTTGTATCAGGTACTGGGGGCGGTACTGGCGGTACTGTTGCTTTTACTACAGCTTTTGCTAGTCAGGCAGTAGCTGGTACTGTGGGTACTTCAGGTGCCACTACACTTTCAACTGCGGAAATGCCAGCCCATACACACTCATATGCTTTGGCAAGTGGTAGTTTTACTGCTCCTATTGGTTTTGATACCTATTTTTATCTTAGCACGGTTTCAGCCACAACGGGCTCACAAGGTGGTGGTGGTTCACATACCCATACAGGTGGTACATTTACAGGTACGGCAATTAACCTAGCCGTTCAATATATTGATATTATTCTTGCGAGTAAAGACTAATGCAGATTGAATCAAAAGCAAACTGTCCTTTAGACGGATTTAAGCCTTGTAGACAATTAGAATGTGCTTGGTTTATGAAAGTTGTTGGTACTAACCCTAATACTGGAAAAGAAGTTGATGAATGGGGTTGTTCAATGGCATGGTTGCCAATGTTAATGATTGAGAATAGTCAACAACAAAGAAGTACAAGTGCGGCAGTTGAATCTTTCCGTAATGAAATGGTTAAAAATAATGAAGTTGGACAACGTGTTTTACTAGCCGCCGCCGGTGTTCCACAACAAACACAGAAAATGATTTTGGAGAATTAAATGAAACTTACTATTATTCCTAGTGATGGGGCTGTATACAAAGATGGCGTATCTTATTCTGGTTTAAACCTATCTAGCGTCCCAACTAACGTACACGCATTACAATGGTACGGCACTGAAGGAGAAGTTGAATTTAACGGTAGACCAAAACCTCAAAACGAACTAATTACTTCTCTTCCAACATGGGCAATTACTGCTATGACTAAATGGGACGAAGCTAAAGTTGCAGAAGGTAAAAATTAAGGATAAATCATGGGTCAATTTACAATTACTGGTGATACAAGCGGTACTTTAACTTTAGCTGCAGCGGCTGTTGCGGGTACGCCGACTATTACTTTTCCGACAGTTTCTGGCAATGCTTTAGCTTCTACAGCGGTGTCAGCATCTACTACAAACACGGTAACAAACAAAATTGCTGTCAACATTGGTGGCACGGTTTACTATTTGCTAGCTTCTACATCGGGAACCTAATATGGCTACAATTTTAAATGCTGGAACAACAGCGGCAACATCGTTAAATATAACGACAGATACTACTGGAGCAATGAAACTTCAGACTAGTGGTGTAGATGCTGTTTCAATTAGTTCTTCTCAGGTAGTTTCTTTAACCAATGCACTGGCGGTTACTTCTGGCGGTACAGGCGTAACTACTTCAACAGGTTCTGGCGCAAACGTTTTAGGTACTAGTCCAACAATAGCAACACCAACCATATCTGCGCCTACTATTTCTGGTGACGTAACCATGAGCGGTACGGGGTATTTACTTATTCCTTCTGGAACAACCGCACAAAGACCTGTTAGCCCTGCCGCTGGCGAAATTAGATATAACACAACAACGGTTGCGTTTGAAGGTTACTCAAATGGTGCATGGAGTAGTATAGGTGGCGGTGCAAGTGCTGGCGGGTCAATTTATGAAAACCTTAATAGCATAACTGCAAACTGGACAATTGTTGCTGGTAAAAACGGTATGTCAGTTGGTCCAATGACCATTGCCTCTGGTGTTTCAGTAACGGTAGCAACAGGACAAAGGTGGGTAATTCTATGAGTTCAGTAGTCATTTCAGGCGATACATCAGGGGCTATTACACTAGCCGCACCTAGCGTAGCTGGTACTAATACACTTACTTTACCTGCAAGTACAGGAACAGTAGCCTTAACATCACAAGTTTTAGGCGTTGGTCAAACTTGGACAGATGTTACTTCAAGCCGAGCATTAGGCACTACTTATACAAATTCTACTGGCAGGCCAATAACAATTGCTATTGCTCAAAATTCTACAAGTTCAGGTGGTTTTGGTGGGGCTATTGTTATTAATGGTGCAAGTTTGCCACAAAATTATTCTTATGCTTCTACTGCAGGATATCTTAATTGGTTAACATATATTGTTCCAGCTGGGGCAACATATAGTTGTTCTTCAAACGCTACATCTTTGAACTCTTGGTATGAATTGAGATAATTATGAAATTATATAAAGATAATAACAAAAATGTTTTTGCTTATGAATTAGATGGTTCACAAGATTATTTAATTGGCGATAAAACATCAATTACACAAGAAGAAGCTGATGCACTAATTGCTGAAAAACAAGCATCTATTCCTGCACCAACACCATTAACTCCAGCGGAAAAACTTGCATCAGTAGGTTTAACTGTTGATGAATTAAAAGCACTATTAGGAGTAGCATAATGGCCTCAATAATTTCCGCTGGAACAACTTCCGGCACAGCTTTAAACTTAAGTGGCGACACTTCTGGCAACCTTGCTTTTACAACTTCTGCAGGGACTTATACTCAAACAATGCCTAATGTAACTGGTAATGTGGTGTTAGATTCTGCTACACAAACGCTGACTAATAAAACCATTCAAGGCGGTGCTATTACTAGCATGACCGCACAAACCACTAATGGTGCGTCAACTTATACATTTACCGGCATTCCATCTTGGACTAAGCGTATTACTTTAATGTTTGTTAATGTGACAGCAGGAACATCTGCAAACTGGGCTGTACAAGTAGGTTCAGGAAGTTTACAAACATCAGGTTATGTTGCTACATATGGCTATGTAGCCGCAGGTAATATTGCTAGTGCAGATTCCCTTACTTCAGGTTTTCCAATGGGGTGCCCAAGTTCAGTTGTCGGCAATGGGGCTATTGTTTTAAGTTATGTAGGTTCTAATACTTGGGTTTGTCATGGAACAGTAGGAATGAAATCAAATGTAGCAATCACAGTTTCTGGTAGCGTTGTGGTAACTGGAACTTTAGACAGAATTGCCTTGTATAACTCTGGCACTACTTATACTGGTGGCTCAATTAACGTCTTGTATGAATAAGGAATAATTATGACTACAATCATTAACGGCTCAAGCCCATCAATTACGTTTAGTGATTCAACTACGCAAGCTACTACTGGATTAGTTGCTGGCGGTACTATTGCTACTGGAACAGTTACTACTTTAACAACAACAACTATTTCAGACGGTACTAATAGCACTTCTTCTACTAACTGTATTAAAGGTGCTGCAAAGGTTTGGTGTAATTTTAATGGCACTTTATCTACTCCAATAACTCCTAGAAGTTCTTACAATGTTACAGATGTAACAAAACACGGTACTGGTGATTACACCATTAATTTTACTAATGCTTTTGCAAATACAAACTACGCAACATTTATATCTCTTGGACCAACACAAGGAACTGTAGCTGATTGCGCAGTAATCACAAGCTATACAACCACTGGGGTTCGTATTAGTACATACTATCTTTCTGGCACTACTAAAGTAGCAGCAGACTACTCAACTATTTGTGTATCAATACTAAGTTAGGAATTAAATAATGTTTATTATTCACTGGATGTTTGATAAATTAGGTTATATGCCAAAAATTGATATGCAAGTCGGTAAAGTTAATATCAAGGCAGCGTGGCCTTTTCCGGAAGAAGTAGAAAAACCGGCTGTGAAAAAACCAGCTGCTAAGAAAACCACGGCACGTAAAACCACAAAGAAGGTGAAATAAAAGTGTGCCATGTCAGACCCGTTTGGTTTGTCCGAAGGAGTAAAGACTCTTAGCGGAAGCCTAGATGCAAGTCGGGAGGCTAGTAAAGGGCTGTCCAAAAGCATTGAAGGAATACAAAAAGACGGATTAGATGTAGCACAAAGACAAGCCCAAGAGCGATTACGGGCAAGACGAGAAGCAGAAATAAAAAAGGAAATGGCGCTGATTAAAGCGCTTGAAGCATGGAAACATAAAAAACAAATAAGTGATGAAGAAGCAAGATTGAAGATTGAGTTTGTAAAAAAGTACGGCGCTAAAGAATGGGACGCAGTATTAAAGATTAAGCTAGATATTGAAAACCTTCAACGTAAAGACAACGAAGAATATCAGCATGATATAAAAGAAGTAAGACGGGTTCAGATGTATTGTTTTGCAGTTGCAGCATTAATTGCTTGGTATTTTACTTGGGGAATAAAGGGGTAGTTATGTTTGGCGTAGACGATATTATTAATGTAGGAATGAAAATCCTAGACAAAGTTATTCCAGATCCAGCCGCAAAAGCTGAAGCACAAGCAAAACTATTAGAAATACAACAGCAAGGCCGATTAGCAGAGTTACAGGCAGACACAGCAGAAACTCAAGAGCTGACCAAGCGACAAGAAGCAGATATGTCGTCAGATAGTTGGCTATCGAAAAATATTCGTCCATTAACATTAATTGCTATTTTAGTCGGTTATTTTGTGTTTGCTATGATGTCGGCGTTTGACCTAAATACTAACAAAACTTACGTAGAACTGCTAGGTCAATGGGGTATGCTTATTATGTCATTTTATTTTGGCGGACGCACTCTTGAAAAAATTATGGATATGAAAGCTAAAAAAGAATGAGTCTGAGTAACGCACTACAAACATTAGGTATTGACCCAAAATGGGAAGCGCCTTTGCAGGCTGCCTTTGATAAATATGACATCAACACACCAAAGCGTCAAGCAGCGTTTATTGGTCAGTGCGCTCATGAATCTGGTAATTTTAAGACTCTTGAAGAAAACCTCCATTACAAAGCCGAGTCTTTAATGAAAGTTTGGCCTAGTCGATTTACAGATACACTGGTTGCCAATGCCTACGCCAATAACCCAGAAAAGATTGCTAACAAAGTTTATGGTGGGCGCATGGGTAACGGTACGGAAGAAACAGGCGATGGTTGGAAATATCACGGTAGAGGGTTAATTCAGTTGACTGGGCGTGAAAACTATGAGCGATGTGGAAGTGCAATTGGCGTTGACCTTATTGGGCAACCTAATCTTTTGGTTGAGCCTACTTATGCCGCTATGTCTGCGGGGTGGTTCTGGAACAAAAAAGGATTAAATGAGTTAGCCGACCAACAAGAACACGGGCAAATTACTAAACGAATTAATGGCGGAACCCTAGGTCTAGATGATAGAATTGCTAAAACAACCAAAGCAGCGCAAGCATTAGGGTAAACCATGCCATTACAGAAAATACAATTTCGCCCCGGTTTAAACCGTGAAGGTACTGATTACTCAAACGAGGGTGGTTGGTATGATGGGGATAAAATTCGTTTTCGTTCTGGTTTTCCTGAAAAACTCGGTGGTTGGATTCGGTTTGCTAGCACCACATTTTTAGGTGTTTGCCGTTCTTTATGGAACTGGGTTGACTTATCTGGCAACAACTACATGGGTGTTGGCACGAGTGTTAAATACTATATTGCCAAAGGCGGCGTTTATAACGACGTTACCCCACTGCTTGTAAACGGTAGCGGCAGCACAACCACTACTTTAGGGGCTAGCCCGTTATCTACACAAAGCGGCTCTTCAACAGTAACGGTGACAGACACGGTTAGCGGAATTTCTACGAACATTGGGGATTATGTAATTTTAACTAGCACTGCTACAGTTGGTGGGTTAACCATTTCTGGCGAATACACAGTTACTAAAGTTATTAGTAGCGTACAGTTTGAAATTACTGCTAGCGGTACCGCTTCTTCTACTACTACAGGCGGGGGCACAGTAACAATCCAGTATGAATACCCAATAGGTAATGACGTATACACTACAAGTAACGGCTGGGGCGCAGGCGCATGGTCGCCAACAAGCACCGTTGCATTAGGCACAAACCCCTTTACTGTTTCTGGGGGAAGTACTACAGTTACGGTAACTCAAAATGCTCATGGATATTTAACTACTGCTGGCGCTTTTACTGTTGGTCAACAATACAAAATTGTTTCTGTAGGGTCCACTAGCTTTACGTCTATTGGCGCTTCTGCTAATACGGTTGGGACAATATTTACTGCAACTGGAGCGGGTACTGGTTCTGGCACGGCTTCTATTGTTTGGGTGTCTTTTGCCGGTGCTATAGATGTGACAGCCGTACCAACTGTTTATGGTTTTTCTACAGGCACTTATGGATTGCGTACAGGCACTTATGGGCTTTCTGGACATAGTACTGTAACACCTGTACCAGCTACTCTTTTAAATAGCACTTTTGAAATTACTTATGTAGATGCCAATACTTACACAATTACTATCGCTGCTGCTGCCCCTTATGGCGGTGTTGGTGGTGGCTCTAATGTTGTTGTGTACCCTCAATACGGCATACGTCCTTGGGGTTCTGCTGCTACTGTAGGCATTGGCTCGCAATTACGCTTATGGTCTAACGACAACTACGGTCAAAACTTATTAATTGCCCCTCGTGGTGGCCCTATATATTATTGGCTAGCCTCTTCTGGAGTAACTACAAGGGCGCAACTTTTAGCTACCTTAGCGTCTTCAGCATATGTTCCAACGGCAACTTACCAAGTAGTTTCTTCGGCTATTCAGCGGTTTGTTATTGCTATGGGGGCTAATCCATATACTTCTGGAACCCCAAATACTACTTTTAATCCAATGCTGGTACGCTGGTCAGATCAAAATAATGAGTACCAATGGGTTCCGGATGTTACAAACCAGTCAGGCGAGTTTGCATTAACTAACGGTTCTTACATTATGGGCGCACGGGCTACACGCCAAGAGATTTTAGTATGGACTGATTCCGCTATTTATTCTATGCAGTATTTAGGCGCTCCGTATGTTTGGGGCTTTCAAGTATTAATGGATAACATTTCTATTATTTCACCTAACTGCATGGTTACTGTTAATAACGTAACCTACTGGATGGGTACAGAAAAGTTCTACCAATATTCTGGTAGGGTTGAGACATTGCCATGCTCGCTGCGTCAATACATTTTTGATGACATTAATCAGAACCAAGCATACCAAGTATTTGCCGGCGCTAACGAAGGGTACAACGAAGTCTGGTGGTATTATGTTAGCAACTCAAGCCAAAGTACTGCGGTTGATAAATACGTGATTTATAATTATTTAGACCGTGTTTGGTATTATGGTACGTTATCTCGTACGGCTTGGTTGCAAACTGGAATTCAACAGTACCCAGTAGCGGCATCTTACACCCCCAGCGCTACATTTACAGCATCTATTAGCGGAACAACGTTAACTGTTAGCAACGTAACTTCTGGCACTATTACTTTAGATACTACTATTGTTGGGTCTGGGGTTTCTGCGGGTACCCAAATTACAAATTACATAACGGGTACAGGCGGTACTGGCACATATGAACTAAACGTAAACCAAACGGTATCTTCTACTAGTATGTCTATTACTGGTGGTACTGGGCAGCTTTTATATCACGAGAATGGCGTAGATGATGTATCCGGTTTAACACCTAGAGCTATTAGTTCTTATGTTCAATCTTCTGATTTTGATATTGGGGATGGACATAATTTTGGATTTGTGTGGCGAATTCTTCCTGACGTTAACTTTAACGGTTCTACTGTTAACCAGCCGTCTGTAACAATGACTATAAGACCAAGACAAAACTCGGGTACTCCCTATGGCACTGCGGATAATCCTACAGTTCAAAGCCAAAATAATTATGCGACTAGAAGTGTGTACAATGTTCAAGAATTTGATGGGCAGGTATACACAAGATTAAGAGGTAGGCAAATGGCGTTTAGACTTGAGTCTAATACATTGGGTGTTGCTTGGCAGTTAGGTAGCCCACGTATGGACATTAGACCGGATGGTAGAAGATGACATATAACGCTAGAATTCGCCCTTCAAAAGCTCCTAACCTGCCTATTGCGCCGGTTGAATATGCACAGATGTATCAAGACCAGTTAAATAACGCGCTTCGTTTGTATTTTAATCAGATAGATAACCTTACCCAAGCCGTTACAACGCCTGCATCGGGTACTACAGCAGAAAGACCAACAAATACATTAGCAGCGCCGCTGGTTATTGGGCAGATTTATTACGATACAACCCTTGGAATTCCTATTTGGTGGAACGGTACTGTGTGGAAAAACGCTAGCGGCACGACGGTTTAGCATGGTAAAATTAGCAAAAAGTAAAGGATAGATTATGTCTGGTGGATTTGGTGGTGGTGGAGGAGGCGGAGGCCTTTTTAGTGATCCTCTAATGCTAGCTCTAGTAGCTGGTACGGCTATTGCCGCGCCTTACGCAGCCCCTTTATTGTTTGGTGAAGGCGCAGCTTTAGGCGGATTAGGTTTAGCTGGAGATGGCATGTTGGCTACCGGTTTAACGGGTGCTGGTATTGGCGCTTTAGGTGGCGCTGTAGCAGGTCGAGACCCTATTCAAACAGGTCTTATGGGCGGTTTAAGCGGCGCAGCTGCTGCTGGTCTGGGTGTTGGTGCTGGTGCTGGTGGTCCTCAACTTGTTGATGCTGTATCTGGACCGCTTAGTGGGGTTGGAGCTAGTGCTGGTGCTGGCGCATCTCTTATTCCCGGCATTTCAAATACCGCTCTTGGTATAGGTGCTGGTGGTTTGGGTTTAATGAGTTTAATGAACCAAGATAAAAAACAATACGGCGTGCCGTCAAACGACCAAGTTAATTGGAATGGCGGTTCTTTATCTAAATTCCGTTATAGCCCAGATAGGTATAATCCAGATACAGTAACACCGCCTAACCCACATTATCAACCGCAATATATAGACCGTAGAAACCCGCCTGATACAGTAACGCCTATGACTCCTTACCAGCCCGTTATGATGGCTGCTGGCGGTGGTTTAATGCAGTCTGGGGGTATGTATCCCGGTAGCCAAATTGATAAAACGCAATATGCGACATCCCCACAAACCCCAATGAGTATGCAAGCTACTATGGCTGGGTATGACCCAATGACTAACCCAATAACGGGCGAACTTACTACCCATATGGCTAGCGGTGGTCTAGCTGATTTAGGCGGTTATTCTGATGGTGGACGTATGCTTAAAGGTCCGGGTGACGGCATGAGCGATTCTATTCCAGCGACTATTGGTAGAAAACAACCTGCCCGGCTTGCAGATAATGAATTTGTTGTACCGGCTGATGTGGTAAGCCATTTAGGAAACGGTTCTAGTGACGCTGGTGCTAAGAAGTTGTACTCTATGATGAATAATGTACGTAAAGCTCGTACAGGCAAAAAGAAACAAGCGCCACAAATTAACGCATTTAAATACATGCCAGCATGAGTTTGGTAATTAGACATGTTCCAGTTCAATACGTTAATCAAGCTTGGCCTTTGGTTGAGAAATATATTAGCGAAGCGCAGCAGTATTGCGGAGATGATTACACGTTGGAACAAGTTAAAGTCTACGTGTCATCAGGGCAGTGGCTTTTGGTTGTAGCAGTAGATGATGAGGGTGCAATACACGGAGCAGCAACAGTAACATTTTCAAATTACCCAAATGATAGAGTCGCTTTTGTAACATTTATTGGCGGCAAGTTAATATCAAATAAAGATACGTTTGGGCAATTTAAAGATTTACTTAAGGCTAACGGAGCTACTAAAATACAGGGTGCAGCTAGAGAAGCAATTGCCCGTTTGTGGAGTCGTTATGGGTTTGAAGAGCGGTACAGAATTGTAGAGACTAAAATATGAGATACACACTAGATTCAATGTTGCCTGAACAGGCTTTTAAACCACGCATGGGCCGTGGTTTTGGCGCTGGTGGTATGACTCTTGAAGGCGGCGGTGGTGGTACTCCTCCCCCTCCTCCCCCTGCGGCACCTACTCAAACTACTGTACAGAATACAAACATCCCTGAATACTTGCGTCCTTATGCAGAAACAATGCTTGGCGCTACTCAGCAACAGTTGTTTAATACCCAGCAAAACGAAGACGGCACAACCCAGATTACTGGCGTTAAACCTTATGTACCATACAGCGAAAATCCGCAAGACTACATAGCTAAATTTAGCCCACTGCAAGAACAGGCAATGAATACTGCGGCTAATTTGCAGACCCCACAACAATACCAAGATGCGTCTCAGATGGCTGCTGCTAGCGGTATGGGTGCGTTACAAGCTGGTCGTAACTATGCTATGCAGGCTACAGACCCACGCATTAGTCAAGCGTACATGAACCCGTATTTACAGGCGTCATTAAACCCACAACTTGCAGAAATTCAAAGACAGTACGATATTACTGGCACGCAACAAATGGGTAACGCTACTAAATCTGGCGCTTTTGGTGGATCTCGTGAAGCTTTGATGGCTTCTGAAAATCAGCGTAATAAAAACATGGCTATGAACCAAGCAATTGGTCAAGGGTACAACAATGCGTTTCAACAAGCACAACAGGCGCAACAGTTTGGGGCTAATTTAGGTTTGCAAGGTTTAGGCCAAGGAGCTAGCGCCGCCAATCAACTAGCTGGTATTGGCGGTCAACAACTGGCTGCTCAACAAGGTATTGCGCAATCTCAAATGCAAGCCGGTACTGCTGAACAACAGCAACAACAAAACATGATTAACCAAGCAATCCAAAACTATGCTACAGCGCAACAATATCCGCAACAACAGCTGTCATTTATGAACGCAATGCTGCGTGGATTGCCAACTCAGTCTACAACAACACAAAACTATCAAGCCGCTCCAAGTACGCTAAATCAAATGACAGGTTTAGGTATTGCTGGTTTGGGTGCATACAAAGCGTTTAGTTAAGGACTAATTATGGGAATGAATCTAGAACAGATGTACAAACTGGCGCTGAATCCAAAGATTTACCCAGATGACAGATTGTTAAGAATTATGCAAGGGCAAGATAACTCTTTGCCTATGGCTGTTGCTATGTCCGCTAAACAAATGCGGGATAAACAAGCTACTGCACTCAAAGGAGCGCAAGCTAAAGCCAAAGGCGCTCAGCCTAGCGTAAGAGATAGAATGGTTGCTCAAGCGCAGCCACAAATGGCTGGTTTAGATCAGTTGCCTGCTCCTACAATGGAAGGCATGGGCGAACCTGCTATGGGCGCTGGCGGCGGTTTGGTGTCTTTTGCTACAGGCGGTTTTAACGTTTTTGATGAAGATGACGAAGACGCTGAAGATGATGATTTTGCTGAATTAGAAGCTATGTCTGCACGTTATGGCGACTTGGGTGGTTTAGGCGCTGGCATTATGGCTGTAGCGAACCCTAAAGCAGCTAAATATAGTTCAATAACTAAACCTGCTGCAGCCAGTATTATTTCTGCCTCTAAAACAATCTCCGGAGATAACAAAGGCATTTCAAATATTCTTTCAAGCGCTGCAGAAAAACATAGCCTACCTACAGATTTGTTGGCTCGTATAGCGCATTCTGAAAGCGGCGGTAAAACAGACGCTAAAAACCCACACAGTACTGCTAAAGGACTTTTTCAATTTACAGACAGAACTTGGAAAGGCATGGGCGGTAAAGAGGGCGAGCAGTTTGACCCTGTAAAAAATGCCGACTTAGGTGCGGCGTATTTGCGTCAAAACGCAGAAGGACTTAAAAAATCTCTTGGACGTGACCCAACATACGGCGAAGTATACGGTGCGCATCATTTTGGTTTGGCGGGAATTAAAAGTATGTTAAATAAAAAACATGATACGCCTATTGACCGTGTTGTATCTCGCCAAGTAATAGCAAGTAACCCATATTTAAAAGGTAAAACTGTTGGCGACACTTTATCGTTTCTTAATTCTAAAGCCGGTACGGGTGTTGTTTCTTTGGCGCACGGCGGCATTGTAGGTTTAACTGGCGGTGGAACACCCGCAACAGAAGCGCTATTAAATGCTGAATATGGGTACCCAAATCAAGCAGAAAGACTTTTAGAAGAAGAGTACGGGCCAAAAGATAAAAAAATTAAAAGTCCTAAAGCACCTAACAGAACAATGAGCAGAGAAGCTGCCGATTTTTTACAAAAACAAGCAGCTAAAAAAGCGCCTATTCCAGCCGCACCTTCTGCACCAACATCTACAATACCAAACGCCCCTAATATGCCGGGTGGCGTTAGAGGTTTTTTACAGAAACAGGCTGCTACTCTTGGTATACCCGGATTGATTTATGAAGGTGGAAAAAATTTAGGTGAAGGTACTATGAGTACTATGGCTGGCAACCCGTATTTTGAAAATTTTAGTGATCCAATGAACGGTGATTTTGCTGTAGGCAATCAAATACTTCGGCAAAACCCCGAAGCTTTAGCAAAAGCAAGAGAAGAAGTATCCGCAGTTAAACCAACAGCTAAAGCGCCTGCAACAAACGACACACAAACTAACGCCGTACCTGCAGACATTCAAAAAATACTAGGTACAAAAACTGAAGACTCTACCCCTACAGCTAACCCATTTGCGGCTTCTCAAACAACTCTTGATAAGTATTTAGCTGGTTTAGCGCAACAACGTAAAGAAGATAGAGGTATTGGTATGATATTGAGCGGTTTAACTACTGCCGGTTCAGCAGGACCATTAAGTTCCGCAATTTCAAAAGGCGCTCAAACAGGCTTAGGTTATTATGGCGATGCGCAAAAAGGATACAACACCGCTATGGCTCAAGGCTTAGGAGCGCAACTTGCACTAGACAAAAACCAAATATTAGATAAATACTATGGCTCTAAAGTAGGAGAAGGAAGCGACGCTAAATATTCTTTGCAGTTACAAAACATTCACAACACAATACAAAAAGAACTCGACAAACGAATGTTACCCGCAAATCAAATTGATGCGTATAGACAAAAACGTTTCCTTGAAATAATAAAAAGTAACCCAAAACTGGTACAATGGTTCAGTGACCAAGGCGGAGATTTAACTGCGCCTAGTTTACAAGTAGATACCGTCCCCGGAAATGTAATTGGGGCAATTAAACCAAAGTAATACCTGCAAACTGCTAGGAAAAATTTATGCCGTATTTACCATTACCCAATGGGTCTTATGTTGAAGTGCCAAAAGGTTTATCTGATGAAGAGGCGCTTAAGTTAGCAAAAGAACAATTCCCTGAGGGTTTTGAAGATTACGCTAAGCATAAAGAAAAAACTGGCTTTTTTCCAGCACTTACTTCCGGTTTTAAAACTGGCGCTGGCTCTTATGCACAGGGCATAGGCAATACAGCAAATCTTGAAGGCGTAAACAAATACGGCACAGAATTAAAAAAAGCCGGTGAAGAAGGTTTTCAAAGTACTACTGACCAAGATATAGAGATTGCCAAACGTCAAGGCATTACATCTTTACTTGGTACCGGACTTAGCAAATATATTACAGAACCTGTTGGCGGAATGCTTGGTAGTCTTGCCGGTCGTTACGGTGCTCCTATTGCTGCTAACACTGTTGGGCGTGTTGCCGGTCCTGTAGTAGGCGCTGCAGCTTTTGCTGCTACAAACTTCCCTGCATATTTAGGTGAATTTGTTCAAGCACAAAAAGAGAAAGGTCAAGAAGCTGACTTTGGTAAAGCATTAGTACCCGCATTAGTTTCTACCGTTGTTGATTCTTTAGGTAACGAAATTGTTGGCGGAGCTATGAAAGGCTTTGCTTTAAGAACGGCAACTCAAGAAGCTAAACTACTAGCACCTAAAGTATTAAGCGGTGAACTTGGGGCACAAGAAGCTGCCGCACAAATTTCTGGCAAACTATCTAACGTATTAAAAGGCACGGTTGAAGCGGCTGGTGCTGGTGCTGCGTCTGGTATAGCCAATGAAGCGGGTCGTTTATATTCTATTGGCAAAGATATATTTAGCCCTGAAGCTTATGAACAATATATTCAAGCCGCTAAAGATATGGGTATGGTTGCTCCGTTTTTTGGTTTGCTTCGTATGGGCGAGCCACGCAGAGCTAAAAAACTTATTGATGAAGCCGGTAAAAAAGTAGAGAGCGAAAAGCTGGCTACAGAAAAAGCTGCCGCTGAAGCAGAACAAAAAGCCTACCGTGAAAGCCCGGAAGGTATAGCGGAAATGGCGCAGCAACGCACCACGTTAGAACAACAAATTGCCGATCTTAAAGCTGTACTCAAAGATAAAACTTTACCTGATGAAGAGCGCCTTTTGGGTAAAGAACAAATAGGTGATCTGTATAAGCAGCTAAACGAACTTAAAAAACAAACTGGCGAAGTTGAAGAAAAACCTAGTACGCTTGAAGGCCGTTTAGAAGAACTACGGTTAAAGCGTGAGCAAGAAGCTATAGCCGCACAACAACAAGAACAGATAATTAAGCAAAAAGAAATTGATGACGCAGCCAAAGCTGAAGAATTAAAACAAGGCGCTGAAGTTATTAAACAGAATCCCGATTTAGCCCAAGCTGCTCATGCGGAACTATATAAACAAGTTGACGATCTTGAAACTCGTCTGCGTGACGCTGCCGAAAACGGGGACGTTGAAAAAGTAAAAAAAATTGGTGAAGAATACGACACAAAATTAGCCGCCTTACAAAGATTGCAAGCGCACGGTAAAGAAGCCGGTATTAGTTTTGAGCCGTTAGAAAAACAATTGGCTGCTGCTAAAAGACAGCTAGCAAACGTAACTAAAAAACTGGCTGATGACAAAGTATTAGAACCCGGTAAACGTGAAGAAATGGCTGCCGCAGTTGATGCTGCTAAAGCTAGAGTAACGGCTTTACAAGGGTACATTAATGATTTAAACCGCCGTGATGTGTTGCGTGGCGAAGAAAAAGCTGAACTCCCTAACCCTAAAGACTATCGTGATATTCCCGAAGAGGAGCGCATAGCTAGATTAGTTGGTATTAAAAGCGATAACATCAAATATCGTCAAATGCTTGATACAGACACTTTAACTAAAGTTGCAGATGATTTAGATAAAAATAAATTAAACAAAGAATCAGCAAACGCATTAGGTTTACCGGCTGGGCAAACTGCTTGGTATTTTGATAAGGGGCCAACCAAAAAAGTAGATACGCTACGTAACCACGTAGCAGAAGCACTTGCAACGATTGAAGAAGATGCAGCGTTTGCCAAAGCGCACAACTTGCAGATAGAACCGGATGCTCGTGTTGGTGTATTAACAAACTTGTATGAAAAATTAAACGCTATAAAGCCGGCAGAAGGAGAAAAAGCCCCGACTTCAGCGGTTAGTTTATTGCGTTCTGCTAGAGGAGAACAACCGTACCTACAATACGTTGCTAAAAAAGCGGCGGCTAAACGTTTAAAACTAGAGGAGCCTAAACTAAAAGAAGGCTACCGTCCAGAACATTTAGAACGTATTCGCAAAGAAATTGCGGATATTGAAAACACATTAAAAATTGATGAAGATCAAGCTAAAAAAGCTAAGAAAAAAAACAAAAAAGCCGGTAAGTTTGCAGTAGAGATTGTTCAATATAAACAACTTACTAAAGATGAAAAAGCGCGTATGCTGCGCCGCAAAGCACGTCTTGAACAAGATTTAGAAGATGCGCAAATGCAGGGTGAGTGGAAAGCTACAGAATCCTTAAAAATTCAAGCTGCGTTAGAAGATGTAAATTTAAAAATTGAAGACGCTAAAAACAACCCAAAAACAAAAATAACAAAGAACGGGGTAGCCAACCTACTTAACCTTAAAAAGCGTTTAGAACTTGATTTAGCTAAAGCGCAACAAGGTGAGTTTGGACAGTTAGCTGGGGCGCCTACGCCTAAAGGTACGGTAGCGGGTGAGCAGGCTGTGCCTGCTAAACGTCAAGAAACTGCCATTTCTGAAATTATTGACAATATTGATTCGTTGCGTAAAGGCGAGTTTTTTGGTGGTACCGCTGGTAAAGAAGGCCTTTTAGAAAGCAGATCTCGTGAAGTTATTTTGCGTTCTATTCGTAATGAAATTGACACGTACGCTGCTGGCGCTATTACGGAAATTAATGCTGGGCGCCGTAGTAACGACTTGCCCGACTTAACAAAGCAAGAAGAGAATACAGTACGTACCGTTGTTGAAGTGTATCTTGGAACTAAAGCTGAACGTGCTACAGGGTATCGTGCGACTCGTTTGCGTGCTCAAGAAAAAGGCGCCGCTAAGCTTACTCCTGAAGATACAGCCATAGCTGAAGCATTTGAAAAAGCCGGATTTGAAGGTGCAAGCGAATTAACTAAAAAGCAAAAACAAATTATGCAGGCTGTTGGTATTGATCCAACAGAATTTGATGGGCACTCATCAGCTGAAATACAAGCGCTGTACAACCGTGTTAACTTTGTACAAAAACAATACGACGCCGCTTCCGCTGGTTTAGAAAAAGCGCAAGTTTCGGGCGATATTGATGCGCAAAAACAATTTAAAGTTAGAAAAAACAAACTTAAAACTCGTCTTGACGAAGTTAAAGCTAAGTACGATACCGCTACAAAAGCGTTTGTTGAAGGCGCAGAAGAAGAAACAGGTGTAATTCGTACGGGTGTTAAAAAAGAAGAAGCTGATGAAATTTTAAACAGACTTAAAGCTCTTAAAGAAGCGTTTGGTTCTAAAGCGTATAAGTATAGAGAAGCGCCTGCTATTACCGCCACTAAGATGGGCGAGACTAAAGACATTAATGTAACACCAAAAGAAGCTGATACGGCAAAACTTTTAAAAGAAGGCGAGAAAAAAGCTGCTCGTGAAACAGGTCTTGGACTACCCGGTAAACGAGTTACTACTCAAGTATCTACCGGCACAATATATGAAACCGATTTAGTCAATGCCGATAAAACAGCTAAAAAACTTGGTAATTTGTTTAAAAAATCTAACGACCAACTAAAAAGCGAAAATGAGCGTGAAGCTGCCCGTAAAGTATATGAAGAGGCACTTGAAAAAGATGGTAAACGTTTAGAAGATTTAGGCTTTGGTGACGTAAAAGACGAAGACAGTTTAGCGGGTATGCTGCTTGCTCGTGCAAAACTTGACGACCCTAAGTCGGCAGAATACAAACGTTTAACCGACAGCATTAATAAAGAACAAAACTCGTTGCGTGAAGCCGCCGCCAGAATAACTAAAGCAGAACGTTTCAAAAAAGATATTGGCGAAAGCTCAATAGAAAAAGAAGAGAAAGCTAAAGCACTACAAGCGGAACAACTTGAAGAGTCTAAACGCACCGTTGAGCGTAGAAAAAATCGTGTTACTGAAAAACAACGTGCTGCAATTAAAGCAACTGTTGAAAAAGAACTTGCGGCTGCTAGAGCTAAATTAATTAAAAAAGTACCCGATAATGCTACGGCAGCGCAAAGAAAGTCTATCAACGCAGCCAATGACAAAATTCGTATTGAAAGACAAACTTTAGAAGCTCAGCTCGATATTATTAATGGCGGTGATTTTGAGGCGTTGCGCACTCGTGGCAAGATTAAAGAAGAAGCTTCTGACCGTTTGTATAAAAAATCTGCTTTTGAAAAAGAAGAAGATAAGAAACTTCGTGACGTAATAGAGAAAGATGAAAAAGGCATTGAATTAACTGATGCTGAAGAAAAAATTTATACTGACGCTTCGTCTAAAGGAATTAATGCCGAAGGATGGTTAAAAGGCGAAGCAGAAACCACAATAAGAGCTATTGATGAAATAAAGCAAAAATATTTAGACGAAGCAGCTACCAAAAAAGAGCTTATATATTACGTTGACACTCTTAGAAAGTGGCGCGGTATTGCTCGTAAAAAAGAACAGCGCGCTGACTTTTTATATTTAGACAAACAAGTAAAAGACGTATCAAAACGCCTTAAAACTTTACAAGAAGAAGCCGCTGCCCCAGCTTTAGAAAAACATGCTGCTCGTGAAGAAGCGGAATATGCCGCATCGCCAGCCGGTAAGAAAACTGCCAAACGTATTGGGTTTGTTAAAAAGCGTATTGCTGAAAAAGAAACAAAGAAAGCGTTTGCGTCAGCCGCTGAAATGTATGAAGCTGAAATGCTTAAAGCACGTAAGGCTGGTTTTCAATCTCCCGAAGAGATGGAGCGTTATATTCGCAACGCCAGCAAGTCAATGGACGTTGAAGAAAACACACGAGATATACGTAATCTATTTGATAGAGACCTTTCAGAGTTAGATTACGATAACTATGACGATTTTGGTAACGTGTTCCGTTTAGGCTCAAAAGAAAAAACTACGGCAAACCTTAAAGAAACACGACGTGTTGCTGACGAGTTTAAAGCTAAACTGCCTGAAGGAGTTAAGTTTGAATACGCTGATACTGCAGTAGAGTTGCCTGACTATGTTCGCCGTCAAATTTCTAAAGAAGAAGCGGACATAATGAAGGGTGCCGTACTTAAAGACGGTACTATTGTTATTGTTGGCGACACGCACAAGACTATGCTGGACTTTGAAAAAACGTTAGCACACGAAGCTGTTGGACACTACGGATTAGATCGTTTGCTTGGGCTAGAAGGTATGGTTAATTTAGCTAAGCGCATTGAAGCACAGCCCGGCGGGTTTGTTCGTATGTCTAGAGAACTTGGCGTACTTGATGATGTTATGCACGCTATTAGAGAAGCTAGAAAGAGCGACCCTAATCTAACGCCTGAACAAGAAATGATGGTGGGCGTGCGTGAAATGATTGCGCACTTTGAAGAACAGCGTTTAGATAGCAAAAACTTTTTACAAAAAGCTCAACGTTTTATTAAAGAGTTAATAGGTCAGTTTAAAGATTGGCTACGTAAAAACAATTTAATGGAGTTAAGTAAGGTTACTGACGCCGACTTATTGTTTGTGCTTAAGCGTTCTAAAGAAGCAATGGAAAGCAGAGGCGGTTTACGTTCCGGCGATATTGGCATGGAAACTGCTTTCCGTAAAGCTAAACCTACTGACAGCAACGATCCGTTGATGCAGCTTTCTAACACATTAGTTGCTAAACCAAAAACAGTTACCGAATCTTTTAAAGGCAACTTAGCGGCTTTTAATACGCAGTTTGTTGATCGCCTAGCGCCAATTAAAGAGATATGGCGCCGTATGGGTGAAAATGCGGCATCTTCACAAATGATTTACAAACTACTGTCTCATGGACAGCGGACTAACATTACTAGTGAAACTTTGGTAAACGGCGCTCGTGTGTTTTACACCGACCCAACTACAGGCGAAGTAACTATCCGTGCGTCGGGTGGACCCGGCATGAAACAAGTTTTAGATGAGTTGCTTAAGTCAACTAAAGGTAATCCTGAAGCGTTAAATCAAATGTTTACTGCATATGCTGCAGCTAAACGTGCTAAAAGCGTTGGGTTTGAAAAACTGGTACGTGACGGTGAAATTGACGGTAACAAAATTACCAAAGATATGCTGGCTGCCGCTGAAAGATCAGGCGATGCGGACCCTGCGTTTGTTAAAGCGTTTGAAACATATCAAAAATATAACCACGGCTTAATTGATTCCTTAGCTAGTTCTGGATACATATCTAAAGATAGTGCGGCTAAGTTTAAAGCTAAAAACTACATACCTTACTATCGTGCTCGTGGCGGTAACGTAGATTTAATCATTGGTAACGAGTCTCCAATTCGTATTGGTTCTTTAAAAGACCAACCATATCTACATGAACTAGTTGGTGACAACACAAAGATTCAAGACTTTTTCCGTACTTCTGTACAGAACACCAACATGATTACTGAAATGGCTTTGCGCAATGATGCAACAGCCAGCGTAGCTAACACGTTAAAGAATCTTGGAATTGCTGAAATTCATAAAGGTAGCGGGCCAGCAGGACCAAACGTAATACGGTTTAAAAACGATGGTAAGGACTACCACGCTGTAATTGATACATCTAAAAACGCCGAGTTTAGCGATATTAGCTCAGAGCTTTTAGTTAAAGGTTTAGAAGGCATACCTACTCAGCTTCCGGGTATTGTGCGTTTGCTTGGCATACCGGCTAACTGGCTACGTAAAGGCGTAACACGTAACCCATTCTATGCGTACAAACAGTTAGTGCGTGACCCAATATCCGCTTGGTTAACATCAGGCGCTGATTTTGTGCCTATTTTATCGTCGCTTAATGAGATTAATAAAGCCGTACGTGGTCAAAGCGATACAGCTAAAAAATTACAAGAAGCCGGTATTTTAGGTGGGGAAATTTACACAGGGCGTGCAGAAGATTTAAATCAAATTGTTACTCGCCTTAAGTCAGGCAAAGCTAATTTAAATGGCGCTATGGCTTTTATGGATAGAGTAGCTACTGAAGCAGATGCGTCCACTCGTTCTGTTATATACGAAAACTATCGCAAGCAAGGCTTGTCAGATATGGAAGCGCAGATTGCCACAATGGAGTCAATGAACTTCAATACTCGTGGTGCGTCGCCTTCTATGCACTGGGTTAACACAATGGTGCCGTTTTTTAATTCGGCGATTCAAGGCTACAACGTAATGTATAAAGCGTTTAGTGGCAATATGCCTTACGCTAAGCGTTTAGAGTTGCAAAACAAATTAATAAAACGTGGCTCAATGATAATGGGTATGTCTATTTTGTATGCTATAGCGCAACAAGATAACGAAGCGTATCAAAACGCTACGCCTGAACAGCGTTACATGAATTGGTTTATACCCGGCATGGGCAAAGATGGTAAAGAATCATTTAGATTGCCAATCCCGTTTGAAATAGGTTATATATTTAAAGCGTTACCTGAAGCTATTGTACGTATGGCTTATGCTGACGACAAAGCTAAAGAAGGCTTAGATGCAATTAAGACTGTATTGCAAGCAACTAATCCTATTGGAATACCCACCGCTATTAAAGCACCGCTTGAAATTGCTATGAACCGTTCAGTGTATTCAGGGGCGGAAGTAGAAAGCAAACGTTTGCAGGGGTTAAGACCAAACGAGCGTTATTACGATACGACTACAGAAGTGGCTAAGTTAATTGGCGGTAATCTTGGAGAGGTTGGTAACTTCTTTGGTATATCACCAGCTAAAATAGACTACTTAGCTAAAGGGTATTTTGGTGGGCTGTATACAACCGTTGCTACATTGGTAAATCCTTTAATCGCCGATATACGCGGTGATAAATCTACTGTAAAACCTGACGGCACAATGGCTGATTTGCCTGTGTTTGGTCAAATGTTCCAACCTAAAGATGCTGGCGGTCTTACTATGAAAGCGTACGATGTTTTAGAAAAAGCATCGCAGTATTCTGAAACATATAAGCATTTCCAAGAAACGGGCGCTGAAAAAGAAGCTGAAGAATACGGCAAAAAATACGAACAAGAAATTAATATTGGTATGGGCGCTGCTAGTATGAAAGCTGAGTTAGATCAGTTGTCAGGACAAATTCGCAAAGTAAAAGAACAGCGTTTACCTTCCGGTATGGATTCTAAACAGTTTGCAATTCAAAAACGTGAACAGTTAGATGAATTGATGCGAACTAGAGCAAAACTAGCAAAACAATTTAGTGCCCAGATCGCCGAAACAAAACGCCAATCTTCCCGTTAACAATGCCGAACTCGGCTTTGCCTTTGATGTGGTGATGTACGGCGGCTTTAAGTCCTTCCTCTCGGACTTCGGTTAGCTTTAAAGTAGGAACAAAGAACGCCCCTTTTGGGGGCGTTGTCTGCCAAGGATAATGCACTCTAAGTTTCCTGCTCATCCGATGCGTCTACTCTGCGACTTATTTTCATTACGTTGACACGCATACTAGGACCCTTGGTTTTAAACAATAGGTTCTTCTTTTCGTGATACGAAACCATATAAGCTGGTAACGCTTCCATTTGTTTCTTGAAATTTGAATAGCCAAAGCTCATTGATACGCAGTGCGACCGAAGTTGTTGCTCTTCAATGTAGTAATCAATCCAGCCGGGGGTCATATTATGATCTACCCTACCGGCAATCTGCGAGCGTGTAAGTGATTGGTCTACTGCCTCGCCGGTTCCAAGCATGGCTTCTGTTGTACCGTTAAAAATTTTAACAATAACAAACTTGCCATAGTTCTCTCGGGTGTAGGCATTGAGGATGTCTTCTGCTGTACGCTGTGAGCCAAAGATTATTACCCTAGCCCTGTCAACCATTCCACGCAAAACATCAACAACTGGCCTAACAGGTATATCAATAATATTGGCGTACTTAGAACTAAGAAGAATAGTAGTAGCAACAATACAAGCGTTGCCAGCAGACCAAAAGCGCTCGTCGTTGGTGGATTTAAACTCTTTCTTAAGCGAGTCGTAAGTTTTCTTATAGACATCTTTAACTGTCTCCCTGTTCTGCACTACCCAATGAATAAAGCGTTCGCCTGCTACGCCGTAATTTAGTTTTAATTTATCTAGCGTAGCGGATTCCACTACGTTCCATTCTAGTTTAACTGTTGGGCATTCTTCAAGAATACGAAGCATCTCTGCTTGTGAAGCGTGTTTTCTCATACCGCCAAGGTAATCATAGACGTGGGTATTAGAACTAAGCAAAGCTATTGACTTCCAGTCCAATACATTTAACCTCTCTTTATTCGCATTACTCTCCATACGCTCCTTGCCCTTACCCTGTGATTGGTCTAGCAAGAAGGTAGGCAACCACTCAAAGTCTTCACGACTCTTAGCCGTAATCTCGTCAGAGATCAAAGGCAAACTACCTAGCAAACCTTGACGTTGTTGCAAAGCAACCGCTGATGTAGCTTGCCCTACCCTGTATTTCTCAGGCTCGCCAAAGAAGCTTTCAGCAAGCGCTAGCGCTAGTGACTTGCCAGTACCCGATGTATCTGAACCGAGGTGGTATGTCATACCGCTAAAGCCTGTGAACTCCATAAGGATAGACGCTGGACCCGCTATACCGATAGTCAGGATGTTCCAAATCTCTCGTTTAATAAACAGATTCATAACCTCACGCCACTCCTCTATGGAGCCAGCCGACTTACAAGCCTTATTGATATTCTCAAGTCCGGGTGTTGGGACAAACATTTTTTTGCCGTTGGGCGAGTATATACAACTGCTATATACAAAGGTTCTATCTTCTTGCCAACCATATTTATTAGGAACCTTGATTGCCGCTTTGTTAGCGCTAGCTACTTCTACGCAGGCACGGATGTATTCAAACAAGTTCTTATCGTTGCCTGAACCAAAAGCTGCAATAATGTTTTGGCTAGCTAAAGCCTTTACAGTTTCGTCTTTACTTACTACAGCCCGTTGTGGAAGCAGAATATCTACTACGCCTTCAGGTCTAAACGCCATCATGTGAACGCTATGCTCCCCGTTGCGGTTAAGAATGTCCACAACAAATAAGTCATACGGCAATAGCAAAACTTGTTTGCGAGATTTACTGCCATCAGCATCTTCCATGATTTTGTCCATGTAGATACCGCCATGTTCGCCGTAGCTAAATCCTTTTGGTGGTACAGGGCGTGTAACTGCTACTGGCACAGCTTGTGTTTCTATCTCAGCTTCTTCTTTGGCTTGCTCAATCACCAATTCTTTCTCGGTGTTGTCAGTTTTTAATTCTCTCCCCCATACCAGAGGGTTAGTAATTTTACCTAGGTGCGGGCATGAGGTACAAATGCCGGGGTTTATTTCATCTAGTTTTAAGCAAGGACTTGGACCCTTGGTGCTGTTCCATTTAGCGTTGATGCGTTCTTCATCGTATGGGTGCATTGCACCTAGTTTTTGCGCCCACTCGTAGCCGTCATCGCATTTCTTAGCCCATGACACTATGTTGAAAAACAATGGCTCCATGCCATCTTTGCTTGCGTTGGCTTTGTAGTGCTCAAGTTGACCGCATTGTTTTGTTGCGTCTATGTTTTTGAAAAACGTTGAGTTGTTTTCTATTAGTTTGACACTGGTTGCTCCTGTTGCTTTAGGGCGCTTGCCGGGTATATTGAGGGAGGTCTGCTCGTAGCTAGTAGTTAGCAAGTCTTTGAGGATAGCGTTGATCTTGTCTAGTTCAAACACCCCGCCAGCCACTTTAATAACCACTTTACGAGGTTTCTCTTGCTTGTAGTTGTTGGTGTCAGGAACCCTTAAAACCCTCGCCGCATCGCCTGTAACGCCGAAGTCAATACGTAGCCCTTCCTGTTTGCAAAGACGCTTTAGGTTCTCTGCTACGGGCTTCCAAGTGGCTATATCAACCTCTTCTATCAGGGGCCAATAAACGTGCAGTCCACCCCCACTAGATAAGATGTATGGGGTTCCAAGGTCGGCTAACGAAGTTGTAGACAAAAAGGAGTCCAGCGCCGCCGCAGCTTCGTTCTTATTAGAATAATCCTTTCCTTCGCCACAATCAATATCTAAAAATAGCGACTTGATTTTGGATGCGTTCTCTGCTACACGCTTGCCTGATTCTTTAAATGATGCTAGTGCGTAAAACGCATTGAGTCCTTGGCTATTAAACTGCATAGCTTCTTTGTATAAGTCTTCAATTGATTCAACAAACTTGTGTTCTTTCTTGGCTGTACTTAATTCACAAGAGCAGTAATACCCCGATGACGGTAGCACAGTCGCTAAAAAATCTTGCGACTTCATATTTGCCCTTTATTTACGATTACATTTTCTCATTGCTTCTTCCGATGTTGCGCTAGATGCAAGAATAATTAATAGGTTTTCTACACTCTTACGATATGCTGGTGATACCTCGGACCCGCCAAACCAGTTATAAATTGATTGTCTTGTTGCGCCTGTGTATTCTGCAATTTTTATTACAGGGAAGTCCAACTTAATAGCCCAACGACCTAGTTGATTACCTAGCGTCTTTGGGGCGCTTGATGTTGTTTGTCTTATAGTTTCTGAATACGGCATATTTCTCTCGTTAGTTAGGGTGGGGTACTTGCGTGATGTGAAGGAGCCGTCATAAATTAACGGTTATACAGGCTATTTAAGGTCGCCGAGCCGACCCACGCTTTCCCCCAAAACTTTACTCGTCGTCTGTTTCCCACTCGCCAATAACTTCGGCTAGCTTGCCTGTTTTCTTGGCTGGTACTGCATTGGGTTTAACGGCGGGTTTGCGTTTCTCAGGCTCATCAACCTCATCAGAGGCTTCTACCTTAACTGGCTTCTTGCCTTCTAACGCTAATGGCGTATCTGACTTCTTAGATACGCTCATTGTGATAGCTTGCTTGGCTTCAGTAGACTGCCCCTTCTTTGCACAAACCTCGTACTCATCATCAGTCAACCAACGCTGTGGTTGGAAGAACAACTTGGGTACTGCGGCTTTAGTATCAAAACGTAAACGAGTTACCAAGGTTTCGGGGTTAATGCTCTGTGCCGCTAAGTAGCGTGCGTATGCCTGTAGTGGGCGCTTATCGCCATCTTCCTTACCAAAGATAGAAGTAGCGGCTAGGGTCAACTGCATAACATCGCCATCCATATCGTTAGCTAATACAACCGCTAAGCGTTGGCTGAAACGGCAAGCACGAGAATCACCTTGCCCTGAACCCTTGGCATTTTGTGGGCAGTTAACACATGAATCAGATTGAGGTTCATCAATGCTTGCGTCAGGCTTATCGCCATCAGCAGACCAACAATTAGGCGCAGAGGTAGCGCCTTCCTCGTAAGTGCCAGCATAGAATGTGCGGCTGATTTTTGGTGCGGCTTGCACAATGACTACGTCAAGGTGGCGGTCTTCAATAGACGCAACTTCTTTACCGCCAGCGACCAAGCGGAATACCCCGCCCTTTGTTGAAATACGTTTTGTTGATGACCCTACGCCACCGGCAAGGCTCTTAGCTAATGATGAAAGTTCTGCACTCTTAGCAAAGGCAGGCAGTTTTGAGGGATTAAATGTAGTGAGTTCACTCATTTGTTTTTTCCTTAAGTTGTTGGTTTAGTAACGGTTACGGTGTTTTCAGTTAAAGAAGATAACCCCGCCGGAACCTTTCCGGGATTTTCTTCCAAAAATAAAGCCATATTAGATTGAGAAATTCTTCTTTCTACCAAATCCAAAGCATCGTTGTCCATCATAAATGTTTTGAATGAATCCCAATCGTCTGTGTAGTACCTCTTTTTAGTAGACAGGGAGATGTTGCCGCCCTCTGTTTTAACAGACTTAAGTCCAAGTTCACGCATTTGATCTTTCATAGCGTTCTTGAGTTCGTCTTTCTGTTCTTCCAGTTTGTCTAACTGTTTTTGTATTTCTTGCGTTTTTAAATATATCTTTCGATACACTCTTGCTAAAGTTTCTAGCGGTACTACTTCGTTTTCTTCTGACATCTATTTTCTCCTTTCAATGTCTTTGTCAAATACTTTACATCTACAGCGGTGCAAATACAACCCGATATAGGGTTTTTACTTATCCGTTAATCTCTTCTTTATACAAGCTTAACAGAATGTCGTGTCCTCTTACCCGTTTTTCTAATTGGGCGAACATCTTTTTTTCTATCTCGCTACCTTGTAAGTGTATCACAGTTACTTTCGTAGAATCCTGTCCGATTCGGTCAGCACGAGCAATACATTGAAGGTAGGTTTCTACAGACATAACTGGTCCATAGAAAATTACTGTATCAGCCGCAGTAAGCGTTACACCATGAGATGCGGATTGCGGTTGAACTACTAAAATACGGGGGTCAGGAAGCGTTTGGAAGCGTTTAAAGATGTCTGTGCGTTTGGATACCCCTACATCCCCATGAATTACTTCAGAGGCTACATTGTGCTTTAAAAGGTGCGTATGAATGGTTTCTATACTGTGTCTAAACGGCGCAAAGACAATGACCTTGCGGTTAGTTTCTTCTAATACTTCCAGTAGTACTTGTAGACGTGGGGCGCAATCAAACTCCACAACTTCATGGTCGTCTGTGTATGCCGCACCAGCGCTGATTTGAAGAAGCTTGCTAACACCAGCCGCCGCATTAACTGCGGTAATTGTTTCTCCAGCCGCTTGCATAACCATTTTGTCTTTCAACTGCCTGTAGTATTTAACTTGCTGTGAAGTTAGCGGTATCTCTCGGGTTTCTGTAAGGACTGGTGGTAGGTCGGTACATTCTTCTTTGGTAAACCTAATGGCTGGTTGTAGCGCCTCAAATACTGCTTCAGCCGCACCCTTCTTTGGAACCCATTTGAACTGTGTAAGTTTCTGCATAGTCTTGTCACGCCATGCAGTAGCAAACTTAGGCACACCGCCGGGATTAACTAACCTAGCCAAACCGTACGCATCTACAGGCGATTGAGAAGCTGGCGTTCCTGTCATCATCCAAAGCATTGTGTCAGGCTTAAGTATTTTGTTAAGTGATTTCCAGCGTTTAGTGGATGTGTTTTTGTATGCGTTAGCTTCGTCAACAATCACTAGGTCAAACTTGCCGTTGGCAACTACCTCGTCAGCAATTAGATTTAATCCGTCATAGTTGACTACTACAAACTCGTAACTACCCTGAACCATTTCTATACGGCGAGTAGCTTGCGCATGATGAGCCACCACAATCGAACGATGAATAATACTCTTGCCAACACCATTCATCCAAGCGTCGTGCATGATAGATAGCGGACAGAGGATAAGGCAACGGCGCACAATCCCTAAATTCATTAAGTAGTCAGCCGCCCATAAAGCACTGAGGGTTTTCCCTGTGCCGGGGTCATTAAATACAAAGGCTCTGCGATTGAGCGTTAAGAACTCTGAGGTATCTTCTTGGTGTGCAAACGGCTTATACATTCCGGGCCATTTATACCTAGCGCGTATGGGAGAAGGGGCGCCTTTAACACCTAGATTGCGTAACACACGCACTTCGTCTAGTCCCCACTTAACTGCGACTTTATGTATGCTGCCATTCGATTCCACAATGGCGTGGTTAGGTATGACTGCGTATTTTTCAGGGTTGCGGGTATTAAACACCAGCGCTTTGTTTTGTACAATTTCCATTACACCATCCTGTAGGTTAAGCCCGAGTTACCATCAGGTGCGGTAACAAGTCTGTGAGATTCTAAAAGGTTAGCCATAACTAAACGCATAAACGTATTAGCCCAAAACGGGTCTTCTTTAATTTCTTCAACAGTAACCCAGTTGTTGCCCCATCTAGCCAACCACATAGCTTCAAGCGTATCAGTAGGTGTATCAAAAGCTGGTGATGCTTCATTAAAAACTTCACCAAAATCTCTGAATAAACTGCTTAGTAGTTCCATGTTTTCCTTTCGTTGTTGTCAGTATTATTTTTTGTTGTCTGACATATTTGCTTTGGGAGATCGTAGTCTTAGGTTGCCCTTTGTTGACTTGCCCCCCGCTTTCAAAGGCTTGATGTGGTCAATGTGTTTGCCCTTGCGGTCAACGCCTTCTTTATCGTATTTGCGTCTTGCACGTTGGCGCTCGATTTGGTCATCGGTTTCGCCTGTTTTCTTTTGCAGTTTGTATGCGTGTTTAAAGTCACGTTTGCCATTTACTTGAGTCATACTAGTCCTAGTGCTTGGGGTTAAATTCACAAGTTTTGACCTGACACCAACCGCATAGGGGTGTGCTTGTAGGATTCCAAACACCATTTGCATGGCTGGCTTCCAGTCTAGCTACCCTTTCCCTATACAACTGCCAGTGAAAGTCTTTCTCGTCTAACATCATTTTAGACTTAACCATACTATTTTTCACTACAAAAAGCAAAGATGAGTTTACTTGCCGTATATGAGGGAAATGGGCAAACACCATCAGGGACATCAGAATTAGCTGATCTCTGTCGGGGTATCTATCGTTGCCTGTTTTGTAATCAACTACCCAAGCCTTTAGCCCATCGTCATCTATGATAACCAAATCAGCAATTCCTCTAGCCCAAACATCCTCAGCATCGAACGCACAGGGGGAAAGATCAACCCGAACACCCATCTCTAACTCAGGTAGTTTCCTACCCTTGATCTTCATAAGTTGTTCTAGAATCGGTTTCATGTAGGCGTATTCTTCGGGAACTTCCTTGCCCTCTTTAACATACAACTCAGCCGCTTCATGCACTTGCTTGCCGTAGCGTGTGTGAACTGTGTCTTGAAAGGGGTAGTTCTTTAATACCTTAACTTCGTAGAACCGCCTAGCACAACCCTCGTAATCTTTTAACCCACTGTGTGACCACTTTATCACTTAGCATCTCCGTATCGTTTAGCGCTACTTACTTCTGCATCTAAGGGAATACCTTGCATATAGTGTGGCTCCATGACCATCTGCGCCAAGACCCAGTTTTCAGCTTCAGTAGCTTCTTCCTCAGGGACTAGCGCAACAACTTCATCATGTACTGTCAGCACGCATGGGTATCTTTCTTGGATACGCAACATACCATCAGTCATAACACAACGAGCCACAGCCTGAACGATGTTTTCTACTAGCTTACCGCCATATAGTTTCTTCTCGTCAGGACCATACATCCATTGCGGTCTGCCTTGTGCGTCAGGTTTACTCTTAATACTTGGGTAACGCAAAGCCAAACCGCTAGGTAGTATTATACGCTCCTTTTCAAATATTAGACACTTGTGTTCGTAAGGTTTGCCCTCTGAAATACTGTGGGGTATTAACGAATTACATAACTCCCAAAAGCTAACTACGGGTTGAGCCGCATACCTATATTTGTTGATGATTTCTTTAGCCGCTAAGCAGTGAATTAATAATTCTCCTTCCGAGCAGGTATGTGGTATGTTGTGCATCATTTCCACGTTGCGCTCCCAACCTAAGAAGTCTTCAATGCTTTGTTCAGTTACACCAAGTTGTTTAGCAAATGGTTTGTCGTATAGCGTGGGCGATGCGCCAAGGAACCCAGTAAGAAGTTGTGCAGAAAAGCTAGCCCAACCCATGCCATATCCACAACCTAGAAGTGCCGACTTCGCCGACTGCCTAAGCGTGGGGTGACTTTCTTTAGATAGGTTCGAGATGTTGAACATCTGTGCGCCAAACGACGCATAAGCATCCTTCCCCGATGCAAAGATATCAAGAAGGGCTTCGTAGTCGGCGAGGTAGGCAAGAACCCTTGGCTCAATTTGCGATAGATCGCAGACGACGAGCGTGTATCCTTGTGGAGCCTTAATAGCTTTGCGTAAGAACGATCCCCGCTTGAGGTTTTGAAGATTAAGCCCCGAACCCTTGGACGCTGACCAACGACCGGTATGTGCGCCGTAGTAGTTGAGTGGGACAGGAAGCGCACCTCGTTCTGAAATATCTGCAAATCTTTGCGCCCTTGTGCGCTCAAGCGTCGATTTAACTTTAAGCCTTGCCTCGCAAATAAGCGCAACATCTTCGTTACTGCCATTAAGCAATGCTTGGAAGAGCGCATCACTCTTAGCGAACGCATAAGTTTCCTCGCCAGTTGTCTTGCTGATTTTGACTGGTGGCTTAACTCCAAGTTCCGTAAGTACTGTAGCAAATTTAGGGTTACTAGCAAGCGCCGTTTCATCAATGTTAATTTTCGCAAGCAACGCTTCCCTCTTTGTTCTCTCATCTTCGATTGCTTCATCTAGCATCTCCTTATCTAACTCAAGTCTAGGAAACACAAACATCTTGAGAGTCATGTCTATCAAACGTAACTCATCTTTGGGGTATCCCTTGACCAATCTTTTAAATATACTTTCGCACAACTCTACATCGTGCATACAGTAAGCGGCTAACTCAACTTCCATCTCGTAGGTTATCTCTGACAAGCCGTTGGTGCTATGAACTGCCTGACCTTTGGGCGGTAGCTTAAAGTCTTCTGCTAACTTGGCTAGGCTGTTACCTACTTCTACACCACGAAGCGCTCGTGCCATAGAGAGGGAGTCTAGTATGAATTTAGGTCGCACACCATACACCCATGCAAGGATGGCTATATCAAACTGAGCGTTGTGCGCTAGCACGTTGGTGTTCTCCCAGTCTATGCTACTAACCCACGCTGGAATGTCATCGTGCGTAACCCATTGTGCTTCGCCTTCTCCATACCACTTGTAGCCGATACCAAATGCTTTGAACATCGGGCTTCGTATGTATTCTTCCGTTGTCATTTTGCTCAACGTGTAATCCTTACTATCCCACCGAGTTTCAAAATCTATTACCAATGTTTTCATTTAATATCCAATAGGTCTTGAGGTTTGATGCCACGCTTTTCTAGCACTTCTTTAATCTTCTGCATAGCGTTGCGTTCTATGTGCTGTATCTTTGATCTACTTACACCAAATACTTTAGCAATTTCAGCGTGCGTCATTGGTGCGGTTTGTTTTCCTACGTTCATTTTTTGCCTTTCGTTTAGCTTCTTTCTCACATTGTTCTATGTATTGTTTAAGAATTGCTATCACACCTTCTTGAACTAGAAAGCCTAGCCCTTCTTCGTCAAACCTAAGTAAACAATCTGCGGAACCATCAGGGTTTTCAGTTGTTTTTATTATCTTAATTTCCATTTTTTTGTGCCTTTCTTAGTTGTTTGTTAAATTCATCGACTTCTTTCCACCAAGCGTCTGTGTATTTTGCTGGTTTTACTTCCTCATCTGTTAATTGATTTGTTTCTTTTCCCGCATCAAACCCATATTGCCAACCCATTTCAATCAATAGCAACTCATCTTTTGTATAGGCTTTAGTGCGTGGTTCGCCATCTTCTAACCATTGACCAGCT